TTGATCAGATCCTGAAAAGGTACCAGGTGTATAATTCCTTCAGAATCAACCACCTGCTTCATGTTGATTAACGTAATGTCCGACATCCGAGTGTCTTGGTTTTAGTTTCGCGTTTTTTGACTTCTTTACCTTTCTTGACTCCGTTCGTCTTGAACGGCTTCACTACTGGGTTTATCATAAATACCCGTCTGGCTCCGGCTCCTTCGAAGAAGGCTTTCACACCTGGATCAAAGATACTGTCGATGGTCTTGGTGTCGTCTCCCAGGAATTGCTGGGCGAATTCGTTCTGAGTGAGGCCGGTTACTTCCAGGGCTTTTTTAAGCCCCATCTCTCCCATGTCAACCATCTCGAATACCTTACCATCAATTTGTACCAGGCCTCCAGTGTTTACTACACCTACAGTCTCGTCAGCTCTTTTCCTTAAGGTAATTTTCTTTTGCCCTTCCGCTATCGCTTGCGCAGTATTGGGGGATATAGCGAAATCCTTCTGGGTTCTAAATCGAGTATTAGCAAACTGATCATCTCCCAGGAACTTCGCATATTTGTTAATATCGTCAAAGGTAAGGTGTTTGTACTGTACCAGCAACTTATCTGCGATATTTTTTCCAAGTACAGCTACAGCGTAGTCGTAAAGCTCAGTCTGAACCGGCTTTTTACCAGCTTGCAACGGAAGACTAGCGATTATTTCTTCTTCAGCAGTCATAGTTTGTTCGCCTGGCATGACAAAATTACCTATATAAAAGGTATCTCCACTTTTCGAAGACATCCCAGCCTCAGCAAGTAAAAGCTGCCTATGTAGCTCACCATCGGACGACGGTAGTACGACACGGTAGCGGACAGGGCCAGTTGTCGCAGTCTCCCCGGTAGAACTTACAACCCCGCCTGACATCTTGACATTAACAGGACCAGAGTAATTCAACTCGATGGATAAGGACTCAAACTGCTTCGAAGTCGGGTCTTTGAGCTGAGCCTGGTAGGCTGATTCTTCTTCGACGCTCCAGGTGCCGCTTAATTTCTTATATAGGCGATAAGTGTCTAGTGTCATCACATTCTCCCCCAAGGGGATGGAACGAACGGTCTGAGTAGGAGCTAGTTCTTCACCGGCGAATTGAGAAGCAAATGTTATCTCGGCAGGTAAAGTGTGAATAGTAGACACGTCAGGTACGGTACCGACTATACGAATGGTGTCTCCGTACAGGAGTTGTCTTTCAATTTCCGCAACCATAGCATTGGCTTCATTCGTATAAACGAAGTCCTCCAAAGTCATACTGGAGTCTATACCTGTAGCCTCGATATCGTAAACGCCTTCCGCATTCAGTGACTGTATTTTATTTTGAGCCTGCTGCTGAATGTCGTCACTCATTTGCTGGGCGAGAGCTACTCGAATAGCCGGAGTAAACAGTTCTTCGATCTCTTCGTCCGTCGTGCTTGCTGTTACTTGATCGACAAGTAACGACCCGGTTGCTAGAGCCGGAGCCGGTCCTGGTAGATTAAGCCGCAAGCTATCCCGTAAAACGATCAACTGGGCCTTTGTGTAATCCTTGGCCAGGTCAGATATTTTCATATCAACCTCTAACCGGTTTGAGAAATACTCCTCACCTACTGGGATATTCAGACTGAACAGGCCAGCCTGTAGCTTGGGGATTATTTTCAGTCCGGCCCGCAATCTCTTGTAAGACTGGGACAAAGCAAACACCGGTGAGAACACTCTAGGAGCGGTAAGTTTTCTCTCGACGTCAGCAGGTTCATTAGATGAAACTAGACGGTCAAACTCCTGAACGTCGTCAAACAATCGATTAATACTATAGGCCTCACCTGCTGCGTTACTGTCATGCTGTAAAGAAGGCGCTGCATTCCCCGGGACCGGATCGATATAGAAATAACGATTGGCCGAGTAAGGAACCGGTTTACCACGGTGGGACCACAGGGATCCGTCAGTGGTTACGTGCTCTCTTACGAACTCTTCCGGGTCAACTGTCTTGAAGGTAGAACCAGCCAGGATGGTGTGTTGATTTAAGGACTCTTTACCTCTAATTTTATTGGTGATCGACGGCCAGCTGTTTTTAGACATGGCCGCGTTGAACTGCTCAATATTAGTGACAGGGTGACCGTCGGCCATTATCACCGCTACCTCATTCTCTACACGCATGTAGGGTCCCGCTTTGCGGCGGTTCACTCCGAAGATCGACGCGAAGAAATTAATCTCTTCCTGGGAGGCACTCCCTGTAAAGAATCGATTTGCTATTCCAGCCAGGGTGTCGGCCCCGTATTTCTCTAGGAGAGAGACGGGTACGGTCAACATTTCGACTGGTGTACCGTCCATGGTGCCTGTCAAGTAGACCCGGCCCACTACTTTGCTTTTACTTGTGTTGATCGAGAATTGAGTGTCTTCGATTCCGTATTTCTTTTCGAATTGAGCTACCGACATCGGATTGTTAGGGTAAAACCCGAGAGATGGGCGTACAGCTACTTCTACGGGGGCGTAATTAGCTTGCTCTCGCAGGTCTCTCATGTTTTCCTGTCCTTGACGGAAATGATATTCTGCCTCATCCTCGGTAACGCCATTCTTCTCAGCGTAGATCTGCACACGTTCTTCGTGTTTACGTTGGAAGAATTGATCCTCTTCGCCTTCTACGGCTCGACTTGGTGAGGTACCTTCCAACGGTAGTGTGTATATTTTCCCTTCCGCTACCATCTCGCTTCCGTCCATCTTGACGGCAACCTCCTCCATCTCAGCTTGAGTGAGTGGGCGGCCTAGCTCAGTGGCCAGGCGATCATAAGCAGCTTTATACACAACCAAAAGTACCTCGCCTTCTGGCTCGACACCAAGCTCGTTAAAATAAGAGTTGCTGTCTTTTACGATGAAATATTTGTACTTGCCAGGATTATTCGCTACTTCATTCTTCAAGGCTACCTTCGAGAGGGTAGACGGGCGAGAATTTAAAGTGCCGGTAAAATCATTGTCGACATCTTGACCAGTGGTCGACTCAAACTGTTCTATTTTCAGACGAGAGTTTTCCTCGTCGTACTCGGCGGTATCCGAAGTCACAGAGCCACCAGCACTATCAGCAGACTCCTCAGGAGTAGCTGGATCGAATTCGGTAGGTACAGGTGGGAGTAATCTGGCCTTTGCCAGAGGGTTTAACTTGTCCTGATACCGAGTCAGGAGGTCAGTCGTTACCTGGCCAAGTACTTCGCTGATCGGTACAGACCCTCGACCGTACTCCGAGTTATAAAGAAGTCGGATGTTACCATTGTCGTAAGCTAACTGACGGAATGACCCGATAAAGTGACCGTCCGATTCAGATATCAGAAAGTCAAGCCCCGCAGTGATTGCGTTTAGGTAGTCCTGGAACGTATCAAAAGCCACCTCCTGCTCGGGAGTTCGGCCTAGTACACGTTTAAGGTCATTGTCTTTGATTACTAGCTTACACGACATAATTTCTATTATTACCAACTTACCTTACACAGGTAGTAATTTGGATATGAAAGCGACCTAAATCGCTTGATTTTTTTATCTTGGTTTTTAGCGCCCTTTTTCTTTTTGGCCTTTTTATTATTCTCCTCCTGCTCTATTCCATGGATGCGGTAAATTGGAAGGCCGGTAGCCAGGTCGATTTCCGGTTCTTTTTCTTGTTCGATTTCTACCTCTGTATGATTGTAGTCATCGTCCAAGACATCTCGTTCTTCGAGTACAATGGCAGTTTGAGCCAAAATGGATTTACCTCGGTGCTCAACCTTAGGATGTCGAACAAAAACTGTGTTGTTTGGCACCGTAATATTATATAGAATTCCTTTGTATTTTTTCCTTCCATATATGTTATCTTCTTTACTCTCAAAAGAAGGCAAGAATGAGGATTTCTGTAGCGGAAAGGCATACCGGAATTCCATATAGATATCTGAATACTCAAAGTATTGAATCTCTCCTTCAAAAGGCATTGTCGCAAATGACAATATATCCCTGGGGGTGATCCTTCCTTTATCACTCATGGTCATTACTGCCAGGCCCCTCTTGGTGATTTCAGTAATGTTTACCCACCCTTCGTTTGTATAGAGTTCAGTATTGTCTGTAAACCAGGCCTTATTCTTCGGCAGGGGTTTAGGTTGTTGTCGAGTTTCTAACTGCATGATATAATCGCGCTTTTGATTAACAATTGATCTAATATTGACCGCTGATCAGGTGTTAAGTTGTTTGCTTGCGCGTAGACATTTACACTGTCATCTGCCCCAGTAACTTCCAGACCTAAAAGTGGTTCTGGTTGTAAAGGTACGCTATTCCCTTCGGTAGTTGTGCCGACTAAACCCTCCTTTTTTCTTTCTATAATGTTAATTTTCTCCCCGTCAGGTGTGGTAGCGTCTACTCCTATCGTATTGAGGGGGATTGATTCCCCTTCCGCTAGGTCTTTGATCGCTTGTGACAGTTGGGCTTCGTCCACTTGGATATCCCTGGGTAGACTTCCGTCGACCACATCCGGCGTTTTTACTGGATTAACCGGTGGGACCTGTGTTTGAGTTTGTGCTGGGCTGTCCTCGGTGATTCCTTCACCGTACACACCAGAGACATCTTCGGCACCACTAGGAGTACTAGGGAAAACCAATTCAGGAAATTCCTCTTCATCCTCCGTCACTGTTGTGTCAAGTACTGGTACAGCTGGATTCTGTCTAGCTGCAGCACGGGCAGCAGCTTCTGCCCCTGGCGATATAGGTACTTGTGTTGCAGTAGGGGCAACAGGAGCCACCACAGGCGCAGGCGCTGGTGCGTTCGCGGGTACGATAGTAACTGCCGGAGGTACCGAAGGTGTCGCTGGCGTTGTCGCTGGCGCAGGAGCCGGGGTTGCGGCTACCTGTGCTGCGACTGGTGAAGCTGGGGCGGTTATATTATTAACAGCGGCCTCATAAAGTCGCTGGTAATCCATAATTTTTTTTATGGCTTTACGCTGACCTGCTTTTGACTGGAGTTTTTTAGTCTCAGCCAGGAGAACTGATGCTGCTGCAGCCTCTCGATTGTATCGTTTGATAGTTTCCTTGGCCCCTGGGGTAACATTGTCCAGGTGATCAAGGATAGCTGCGTACTTTTCTTCTGCGCTATTCAGGGATTTGAGCTTAGCGGAAAGGGCCTTCTCGCGGGTAGAGTCGAACCCTCCAATAGATGGAAGGTTAGCTGCCGCCCTGGCATCCAGGTTATCCTCGTAGGTCTGCACTGCTTCCGGAATATTAATTCCAGCTACAGCAGCAAACTCCGGGATAGTTCCAGCACCTGACTCGTAAAGGCGGTTTTGAAGATTAGCTGTGTCGTTATATCGAATGACGTTCGAAGTCAAAATATCTTTGAACGAATCCCACACATTGGCTGCAGCTTCCTTATCAACGTTGAAATCGCTTTTGAACTCGTTGATTTTTTTCTGAAACCAGTTATCGCTCTCGAAAGGATTAACCTGGAAGGCAGTGTCGATATCTTCCCGGATCTTGGCAGTTGTTTTGTACTCAGCGGTCAGGCCAGACATTATCGTAGCCTGCTCTTCCGGGCTGACGTTGACCCCGAAGGTCTGAACGAACTCCTGGTTATCCATCTGATCCATCGCATCCAGCGTACTGGAAAACGCTTCTAAGGACCCGGCTTTGGCGTGAGCGTTCACCATATTAATTATGCCGTCTCGCGAAGCTTTGGCTACGGCTTCGGAGTCACCTTTCTTGATGGCATCACGCAGATTAGTATTTGTACGGACAGCATTACCTAAGGCGTCGAAATACGCCCCGGTAGTTGTGTTATAGCTGTTTACGAAGTTCGCTGTGTTCTTGTGGACAGTGTTGTAGCTTCGAAGATCTACAGCGTTCGAAATACCACCAAGGAGCGCTCCCCCGAGAAAGTCACTCATGCCTTCGCCAGACGTGGCTCTTTTATAAACAGAGTCAGCGAAAGTGGCCAGGTAGTTCTGGCGGTTCTTAAGTTTGGAGTCGAAATAATTAATAGTGGCGTCTTCGATAACGCCCTGTGCAAACTCTTCACCTCCTTCAGCTGCTGTCTCAGCCAGGAACCTACCGCCTACAAAAGCGAGTGTATTTTTAGGTACGGCCTTACCAGTGATAGGATTGATTTTAAAAGCCAGCTTCTCCATGATAGAAGGAGCAGCTTTACCCCTCACCAGATTACCAAACTGAAACAGGTTTGACGCTGCTATGAGGGGAAGATTAAGTGACATGGTGACGTCTCCGGTCTTCTTGGCTTCCTCTTCTGCCTTATTTAGCTCGTCCCCTGATAAGTATTGACCGGTCTGGTTAAAGTAGTCAGCTTTACGTCGTTCTAGTGCGCTCCTGGAGGCCATTTGCGCGTTGAGGGCTGCCTCTCCGTTAGCTGCCAGCAGCCCCTTGCCAAGTAGCTGGGCTCCGGTTTTGATCTTGTTTGCTGTGCTGAGAGTGCTGATTGCTTTGGCAGCGTTACTTATTCCGGTGATGGCGTTCTTGGTAGTCTGTATATTTTTGGCCATGGCCGCGCCAAAACCAAACACTGCACCAGGTACCGCGCCGAGTCCTTCGCCGGTAACCGCACCAACCACAGCGCCGCCAAGAGTGAGACCGGCAGTTTGAATAGCCATCTCTGCTACTGAGGAGACGACATAGCCAGCGGAAGGGAGAAGTTGTTTTAACCAAGCGCTCGTGTTGCCTTCTTCGCCCTCTCTGAAATAAAGTGGTTTGTTTTTTTCCAGTTCGTCTGTGAGCTGGGCTAGTTCCCGACTATATTTGTTGTCCCATATTGCAGATACTCTGCCCTCTGAAATCCCCTCTTTAAGGCCTTGCCACAGGTTCTGGGTACCACTCATGAAGTTGTTCGTGGTTACGTCCCACATCTTGTCAAAAGAGTCTCCCCAGGTAGTAGGATCGTACTTGGCGTAGGTATCGGCCATATTGACCGTTGGGTCATACGCTACGTTGGGGTTTTTGAACCCTTCAGAGTCCTTAGCTGAATATTCACCAATCGGTTTAAGAAGATTGGGTTCACGGGCAAACTTGGCCGCATCCATCTCCATCATCTCCTGGAACGTAGGTTTCCTAGGAACCCGTCCGCTATCGGTCTTCGTAAATACATTGTCAGCCCCCTTACCGAACTGCTCGATAGGAGGAAGTTTGAATTCCGGAAGGTTAAAGTGTTGTGCTTCCGGTGTGGTCTGCGGGCTGTAGTAAGGCTCCATTATCTGTTTGATCTTACGGCGTCCTCTTCTGGAGAGATGCCTTGTATTTCAGCTACTGTAGCCGATGATATGCGGGTACGAATCTGCTCTATAGCTGCTGTCACATTGGACGTGTTTAAGTCCACCCATTGACCGCCCATCACAGATGCCTCTATTGTTCCACTAACAGTACTCTTACGTATTTCAAAAGGAACAGACTGATTGTCAGCTGACATATCCCACCTGGTTTGTGGTTTGGCGCTGGCCCCGAGTCCAAGCTGACTATACCAGTTCATGTTGTTGAACTGAGGATCGTTGTACTCGAAGTAACCCTTTTCCTGGATAGATGCTCGGGTAACTGCCTCATACTTATTACCCCTTTTAACCATGATATAGGCCTGAGGATCCGAAAATACGCCAGACTTTTCTACATTTTTTTGATCGTTCGTGGTGACTTCCTGGTAAGCAGTTTCTTTAGGGTATACCCGTACAGTTCCGTCAGGACCGGTTTCGATTTTACGAATTTGACCATAAGGTATAGCTCGTACTTTGGCACCGGCCTCCGAATCTTTGTAAGAGTTATCAAGAGCATTTTCGAGAGAGGGACGGAACATTTGTTCCATTTCTACCACTCTTTGCTTAGCCTCCTTATCTGAATCAGCAGGAAGATCAAAATCGTAAACAGAATTACCATAGATTTTTATAGCTGGATTGTTAGCAATATAGTCGGAAGGGTTTCCGGACGCAGTCGCTGCAGTCATAAAATCTTCCATCGATTGTTTATTCGCGTTTACATCCTGAAGAGCGTTTACAAACTGGGCCTCTGTCCTGTTCTTTGGAGCGGTCATCATTTGATTGACCCGAGTCTTGATAATCTGATTGGCTTCTTTAAGTCGGTCCCACCCTTCGTTTGTAGTTGGTTTTTTTCCGATGTACTCAGCCAGCACAGGGTTAGTCTTGTAGACTTCATCCATGGCTACTTTCCAGGCCCTAAGATAAGGAGAATCTGCATAAAAAGGACTGTCATCCATATTTTTTGGATTAATTAACAGTTCTAGTCCTACACGTTCTGCTGGTAATTTATTATCTCCGTGAGTAGTACCTTGCTCCAGAAAGTTATTCTGGTGAGCATATAACTTAGTCAGCGATGCGGTCATAGCCTCTACCGTCGACGGATAGTTCACATGAGTAGGATCACTCGTAGAAATATAAGAAGCTCCTACTGACATAGCTTGTTGTAAGCCTGTCGTTGAAGTTGACTTGGCTGCAGTGCCTTTAGTATCTAACTTAGCCTGTTCAATATCAGCCTTCTGAGCCAGTTCGGCCTGTTTGAACTGCATTTCTGTGTTGAACTCCTGGGTATGCTGTTGCATCTTTTGGAGTTCGAGAAAGGTACGGTCAGGTTCTATTTTTGTAGAGACTGAGTATCCACTGTGAGCACCGGTGAAGTTTTTGATATCGTCTAGCAAAGCCACCTTACTGATGTCGTTAATAATCTCGTCGGAATCCCTTGAAAAATACTCGTCAGCTGTTTTAAGATCCACCGTCACCTGGACCAGACTGTCTTCGAGCTTGGCTTTCTCAGCTGCCAACTGAGCAATAGCTGTAGGGTTCTTGGCGTTCGTCAACTCCTCATTGACCTTATCGAGGCGAGATCCAATTTCTTTTTGTTGGTTCGTATTATAGCCAACGTGATCGTTGAAGATCATCTCCTGAAAAGCGGGGTCACCTTTGGCTCGACGAAAAGTATATTCGGCTTCTTCGCGGGTTTGAGTAACGCCACGGCTTCCCATATATTCTCGCACGGCGGCGGCTACCTTCTCAGGGTCCCGGCCAGCATAAGTTTCTGTTACGATATAACCGTTCTCCACCCGTTGTTTGGTGAACTTCTCCGGTACGATGGTCTTGGTCAGATCCGCGACCTCTTTATTTTTATCAATATAATCGGTATAAGGACGTAGTGCATACCCCTGAGAGTCTGGGGAGTCCAGATCAGTGTCTGAGTATTCGCGTACCCGGTGCATGAAATTGTCGTAATTGATATTACCAAACCCTGCCTTTGCTGGGTCTTTGCTTTGTCTTTTCGCCTCTACCGCACGAATCTGGTCTTGATATTGTTTATCTTGACGGTATTTAGAGACGAGCGCCGTGTCATTACCAATACGGTCGAACATCGAATAGTACCGCTGGGCGTTATTCGCGTTCGATAGATCTCCAAACTCTCCACTTTGGAACTCGCGGGCGACATCCTCGTTGAAGGTGTCGATCTTTTTCTGCTCTTTTTTATTCAGAAAGTTAATCCCCAGCGCTTGGCGCTGAAGACTTTGCATACTTTGGTACGCAACGTCAAACTCTTTCTGTTTGCTCATCAATACCTTAGCTATCAAGTCCGTATTTTGAATATCGGCCTGATAGTTAGGTTGAATGATTGTGTTGTTATATCCTATTGTCGGCATCTTATTACTGGAATCCTAAAGCACGTAAGCCTTCGGCGTTTAAGTATCGTGGGTCTACTTTATTGGTTTCGAAAGCAGCAAGTTGATTGGTACTAGGAGGAACACCTTGTCCTTTTTGATACTCTACTTGCTGACTGTTCAAATTATAATCGTAATTACGAGAGAACTGATTTACCAATCCAATATCCCTGCGATTATTAACATGGCTACGCCAGATATCCATGATGTTCGTCAAGTACACTTGTTTTTGGACGTCGGCCTGAGAGTTACGACGATCAGCTTCAGCTACGTAAGCAAGATTCTTCTGCTGTTCGTTTTGGATATCGAAGTTTCTAGCCCGGCTAAAGGTATCAATATTTCTGTTATCATTAGCCAATTTATTTTGGTAATTGTTCAGATCAACCTGGTTTACCCCTTCCGCTAGGTTTGCACTCAAGTTGGCGAGCTGAGCGGTCTTCACCGAAGCTGGCAGGTTCGAGTTTTCAATAGACTGTCGAGCTATCGAAAAAGCACGTTCCTGCTGCTTCGTATTAAGTGGTTCGAATCGAGTGTACGCGATCTCCGAAGGCCGATAGTCATAGTAAGGAGGCTTGGTACGGGTGTTAGCCATATCAGCAGCCAGCAGGCCCATCTGAACACCGTTCACGATAGACTGCATATCCATACCTTTTTTAATAGCGCCTGCACCCTGCTTCGGGTCGATAGGAGGAGTTGGTACCCGAGGGATTACCGGATTAGGATGGGGAGCGGACAGGCCACGGGTCGGTATGGGGTCAAAGTTAGTCAATCCCATAGGCTCCCGCTGCTCAAATCGAAGAGTAGGGTCAAAACCCTGGTTCTGTCGGTCTCTGTAATCAACAAGGTCAGGTTTACCGGTTCTCTTGTTCAGAAAGCGGAATCCATTAGCCTGATCAATTTGTTCGTCGGTAGCCTGGTCGAGAGAGATCTCCGAACCATCAGACAGTTTCACAAATTTATCCAGGAACTGATCATGCTCGATCTTATCAGCGTCTCTAAGATATTTGGCGTACTCTTTCTCAAGTACAGCTCCGATCTCGCCAGGGAACTGTCCTTTCAAATCGGACAGTCTTTGCTGGCGTTGACCGAGGATCTTTTTTTGCTCGGCAGTCATGACGCCGTTCCCTTTAAGAAGTTCCTTTTGAACTTCGAAATAAGGATCGTTAGCAAAGGGCCGGAAGTACATCGCCTTCTTATCACCTTCTCTCTGAGAGTAGCCGGGGGTATTCTTGGCATCTAACTGAGTAAAGCCAGGGGTATTACTGAATTGGAATTGCTTTACATTTTCGTACGGGTCGTAGATTGGACTCAAGCTAAATGGTTTATCAACTCCATTAATAAATGGATCTTCGTAAACAGGTCCCTGGTCAATAGCACCGCCTTTTTGATAAAGTTGTTGACGGCCCATAGCTGCACGGTCTGCATCGTTCTTCATCCCACGAGAAGCTTTGAAATCTTCCTGGGCTGAGAAAGTCAGATCAAGACGAGCGGCGCTCTTCTCAAACATTAATGCAGCAGTCTTTTTGGCCAGAGCGTCATACCGTCTGTCTTTGGACTTGATGACGTCCATGTATTTGTCGGTAGGAGTTTTCCTGGCTATATCAGCTGGACTCATTTCCTTCTCCTTGTAGCCGAGACTCTTTACCACAGATTTAGGCAGCTTGAGGTGACGTGAAAGGATGTATGATCCCTCCTCCGCTATCATCTTCGTCCCGCCCTGTTTGTGGGACTTGCCGCCGATCTCGTATGCAACCTTATCCGGGCCTACGATCACCTCGTCCTTTTCGGCTTCAATCGTCTGAAGACCAGGAAGTTGTATTAAAGGATATTGCTTCATTATTTCTTTCGGTTTGTAAAGGAAGACTCTCCACCTCTAAAAGGAGAATCAGTGGTGTATAGATCCTGTACTTCTTTGTCTGTATGTTGAGCCTGGTAGTTCCAGTTCATCCTTTTGTCGCTGAACGCAGGAGACTGTGGTACAGGTGCAAACACCGGCTGGGGTGTCATTTGTAATTGTTGTTGAGGTGCCGGATAACTCAAATTAGAATTATACATGGTACCTGGTGCCATTACTGGCGCTACTCGTTGGTCAATTACTGTACGTTGTAACTGCATCGGAGGAGGAATAGCTCTTCCCGTCACCGTATGAATAGCTTCAGTTGTAGCACTTACCGGTGGTACATCGTAAAACAATTGGCTTTGCATTTCTGCCGGTTGATACAATAACCCACGTCTCTGCATCTCTGCCTGGATGCTAGGGTCCTGGATTCCTTCGGACGCACCAGAATCATAGTTCATTTTAAGTTCCTGATCAGAAATACTTCCCAGCAGCTGAGACTTCGTAGAAACTGTTTTCGTCAGTCCTGTAGGTTTATTCTTTGCTCCGGTTACCCTGACTCTGCTTTTCGCATTACTGAGGTCGATGGTGTTTTCTTTAACTGGGCGGTTAGAGGTGATGCTTTTAAAATCGAACCCTTCAGTAGGGGCCTGGACTTGCTGGTATCCCCCGTTCTGAGCAAAGGCCACAGCAGCGAAATAGCGACGTTGTTTGTCGGTGATTTTTTTACCATGTACTGTACCGTCGTGCAGGATTTCTTTGGCTTTGCTTTTAGTAAGACCACCATTCTTGTAAGCAGGCTCCTGGACCTCTTGCTCGGCTCCTTCTGGCTCAACCGGGACTACGTCTTGGTTAATGGCGGCTACCGCTTGTTGGATGACGTCCTGGTGCATTTGCGCAATCTGCATGAGTGCGGCGCGTTTCATATTCTCAGGAAGTGGCTGATACTTGTCGATGAACTCTGCCTGCTGATCAGCTTTTAAAGTTTTTAAGTGAGCTTCGAGTAAAGGAGACTCCAGCTCAAAGAGCATGGACGAATCCATCTCCAGTACGTCGCCTTGAAACTGAGCGTTCTGGCCTGGCTGAAGAGTCCGGACTTGCTGACCGTCCATGGCAATGAGCTCTTTTTTGGTACCGGACATATCGATCCGGCCATTGCCTTTAATCTTATTAATGGGCTCCCTGTTGAAAGGGGAGCGGGCGCTGAAGCCTTTACTTGATCTTGCGTCAATCATTATGAACCCCCTCCTGGGTCTACTGGTGGTGTGATAAAAGGTTCTGCTTTAAGGATCCATTCGTCTAACGTGTCGATTTGGTTAGTAACCGCGTCACAAGGCTCCATACATGCGGCTGTTGCCAGCATCGACTGCATCAAAGTAGTGTAGTGATCCGCGAAGAATGACTTATGCTCATCAGGCATCTTATCCCAATGGAAAGTCATTATTTGATTGAAATATGGATCTACCATGACTGCTTGGTGTATTCACCTCGTTTGTTAGGCGAGACTAGCTCGTCTTCCTCCGGGTGCATCGTAATATAAAAAAAATCTCCAATTAAAGAGAATAATTCTTCAATGCTCATTTGCGTGTACGCCCGGACCACGTCTCGTTGGACATGATTATTGGTTGAGCGAAGTACATATATGATCGCCATTGTATCAGATTTAGGTTCAGACACTATTGTGACCTGGGAACTATCGGATTGACACGTCGCAAATATGGGAACGACGAAGGTAGCAATAATCAGGAGAAACTTGATAAAATGTTTCATAATGTTGTGTTAATTAATTTCTTATGTATGACAGAATATCGGGGTTAGAGTACTTTGCTTTTTCTGAAGCTGATACTCTAAAGTCACCTTTCTCAAGTCTTTTTTGAGTGTCGGAGATCCCCCGGTAGTGAATCATTTTGATCAATTCATTTTGACCGAGGCCATAAGCGCGGGCCAGGGGAAGCATCCGGTTCACTGCAGGCATATAAACGTCACTGACTACGTGCTGCATAAAGGCGTCTTGGGTCTGCGGGCTTTGACGAAAGCGCTCCATGGTTTCATTCATAGACTTGCCCTGAGTGCCTTGAAACTCGGCGATCTGTTTGTGCCAGTACTTTGGAACGAACTGGTACTTACCGGTAGCGAAGATTGCATTTTTGCCTCCTTTTGTATTCACTATGTCATATCGACCGCCAGACTCTTTTTGAGCTATCTGATTAATAACTCCTTGCACAGAGTTATTGTCAATCTGGTGAGTAAGCGGAGCGCCTCCCAGTGTAGGCGTAAACTTTGAAAGATCGTATCCGTTTTCATTCATTGGTAATTCATCCTGGGCTGACGGATAGTCTGGCTCAGTACTGTCATATACTTCGGTGGATGGCTGTACATAGTAACTTGGACCGGACTCCTCTGTGGTAGAATCGTAAGGATCCACGGCCCCTCCGCTCTGATATCTTTTGGAAGTCAGGCCGCCAAATTTACGTTCTCTGAAGGGCTGGGCCTTAGACATAGCTTTGGTGCTCGTCTGCTCCAATAGGCCCGTGTTCAAACGAGCAGAGGCATCCAGGATGTTAAACTCTTGACGGAGTTCAGGTCTGACAGTATCCACCCCAGGCAGAGTACCTTTAAAGATGGTATCATACGCATCCTTTTGAACAAGAGGCATCACCGGGGATTGTCCGTACTTCGAGAAGGTGTCCTGAGTGGTGTCCGGAAGCAAAGTGTCCAAAAGACCACCGTTCTGGCATTTCTTTTTACCTACACTACCGCCGTACTTGTATGCTGTGTTGTTATAGGCGTTGCCTATATTCTCATTGTAGGCGTAGTTATCCACCGGTACCCGGTAGTAATTCTTGGCCTGTAGTTTACGGATGCGATCCATCTCTGCCTGGTAGTCCCGGTTCTGCTTAATCTGTGAGAAGATAGACCTCACACCTCCCAGCACCCCACTAGTCAAGGCAGCCTGCTCAGCTTTTTTCTTTGCAGCCTCTGGATCGTTAGGGAATTTACTATTATAATAAGCCGTATTGAAAGTTTTTGACCCCAGGTAGCTAGTACCAAAAGACTTTCCTATATCCAGGAACGAATCCGCTGGAGTGAATGGATCATAGGCTATACCGTTCTGAGCCACTACTGGTGGCCTGAATCCTCGGCGAGTGCTTAAATAGTCGCGTGTGTTATTGGCTAATTTCGGCATTTTTGGCGACGTTTAATTGTAACAGTATTTTGTGATTGGTTGAGTCGTCACTAATCAAGTGAACCCTAAACCATTTTCCTTTCATAATCGCATTCCCTATAGACATTGCAGTCGGCCCACGGAGCGCATTCCTTGGATCGTAACCCATGCACTCCCCACAAACCAACGGCTGATCAACCTCGTAGGCGTCGAACTTGTTTAGATTGTACGTGAAATCTCCGTGAGAAGTACACTCAATCATGTTTGTCCGACTTTGAGCAGAATTATGATTATTATTATTTATGTTTTTTAGCAATATGTCCCGGGTTCCTGTAGACAGTAACTGATTATAAATCAGCATCTTGTTAAAGAAAGCCTTAGGATCGTATTGTTTACAGTTGTAATTTTCGAACTTGATCCACTCGCTGTACACTTCGAGATCCTGGAGAGTTCCGTTCTGCATTTTTCCTTTTAGCACGAACCCTACGTCGAACGGATGCTTAACTCCGTAGTATTTCTGGTACTCGTACTGTTTGTTGTGTTTCCACAGCGCCCCTCCGCTCTCCGTTATATAGTTATTGGCGGTCGGAAGGTAGCGGCCAGGGGTAAACGAGTGAAAAGACACCCACTCCATGGTCTTCGGTTTAAACGACAAAGTCCACTTACACCCATCAGGTCCTTCACCAGTGTAATAAAGGTTGTCGGTGAAATTATCGTACACTCCAATCACCGGACCTACCAGGTATTTCTGAAGCCAGGATTGGATATTTCCTGTAACATCATTTAGACCTTTACCCAGATGGAGGAATTTCTTCCTTTTACGGTCAAAGTAAAACGCTCCGTACCTAGTTACTTGGATAGACTCAGGGTCAATACAGCCACCGAATCCACTAGAGTCCTCGCTTAATTTATTCAGGCGTCTGGAGAATAACTCAGGAGATCCCAGGAATACTCTGCCATTTTCCGTATTTAAAAATTCATCTTGCTGAGTCGTGTACATCGCATTCTCAAAGAATATCAAAAGATTATTCTGATCGAGCGCTTTAATACCGGTAAAGTTACCATCCTTTCCTGAAAACTGTTGGATTGAATTTGGATAAAATTTAGACCAGGCGTCTCCTTTACTCAATGGATCGTGCTTGCGAGAGTATGCCAGAGTATTTTCATAGCATATCTGCTCACCGCGACAACAGTCAAGGGATGGATCGGCGTGAGGTCCGAATACATTGAATCCTTTCCAGTGATACTGGCGATTATAAAGGAATAGCTCAGGGTACTGAACTGTCCGGTACTCTATTTTAGCCTGAATGTCGCGTTCTACGTCGGACTCAGGAATCTCGTTTAACTCCCTGTAATTTCCAATATACTCGCTTTCGCACCAGTAGTGGGCTTCTCCAACTACGTGAGTGTAGAATTTACCATCAACCCGGAAGAACAGATCCTGGTTACAGTTAGCCGCAGACACACCACAGAAATTACGGCGCATATTACCAACCGGCTCCAGGTTACGATTATCATTCGCCCCTAGATTACCTACAGCCAGGAAGGAAGTCGACTCATTCCAGTCTGCCCAGTATCTTACTTGCCACACATTCATATATGGACGTAATTTGTACTGAGAGTCGTTCGGTAGCCCCAGTGGTAACTGGGTAAAAAACGGCATCTTCCGAATGTACTTATGCTTGGTAATGTAAATATCCCCACCGTAAATGTCTTGAACGCTTGATATCGTTGGGTGATTCCACTCAACGACCGGAGTCGCCACCTTAACCAAGTTTGAGTCGGGCAGTCCGTATTGATTGGGGCGCTCTATTTTAATACCTGCGTAGTAAGACGATGTAATAGGAGTTCCTATATTCGTAGCCTGGCAGAATTCAAAAGTTGGATCACAATCCACATCTGAGAATCGAATACGGGACCTTTCCGCTACTGCTGGATCCAGGAAGTCATCACAAAGCTCCAGGAATAACCCCTGCTCACGCTGGGCGTTGTTTATCTTATTCGTACCGACTAACATCTTAGTCGGTAACAGGTATTGACTTTGAACTATTTTCCTACGTATGTTACCTGGGACGATCCGGGTCATGTTATACCCTTTATAAACAGTCTTCGCAAAGTAGTTCAAAGCGTAGTTCACCGGAGCCAGGCCAGCCCGAAGGGACTGAAGAACAGTTGTTATACCATCCACCACCGAATAGAAGGACTGACCGAGTGTAATGGCCAGGCCTATGCCCAGGGCTGCAGTAGATAACAGCGCTAAATCGGAAAGAATGACATTCCACGGCATCCCTTCTGTAAAAGAGAATTTACCAGATACCGGCCCGTTCTCTTCTGCGTACAGCTGAACGTAAGCCCCGGAGTCATTCCTTTCGTATTGAACGTCAGGGGATATGTACTGAAATCGTTTTTTCGAATACGTATCCACCGGCGTGTACAGTATTTCCCCGAATTGATTAGGAGGGAGGTACTGAGCTGGTGTCTTCGACAGGAATACATCCCCGTGTAAATCGTTGAAGGGGTAGTTGGCATAGTACGAAGTTGTACAATCTGCTAGCTTCTCTTCGAACATATTATACATAAGCCCTTTATGTATAATGGATTTGTGGTTCGACCTGTCCGCTACTCCTATCTCGTACCCGATGATATCGTCGATTATTACATTGTTCTTATCTCTGAACCGTTGAATGCCGGAGAACTCGATCCCCAGGATATTAACGAGTTCTTCTTCACCACACGTCGCGTTGTTGTGGATGTGAGTTATCAGATTGTCAGGGAATTTATGGTACTGGATCTTCTGACAAGATTTACCATAGTCCTGATAAAAAGGCTCAAGTCGATCCCCACGTTGCCCCCACACACAATCGTTGTTTGGATATTGGAGTTCTGACTCCCAGTACCCGAAATCTCCTCGCATAATGACTTTACCGTCGCAAGAATCGTCAGGATCTACGTCAGTAAAAGTGACTCTGGAGGTGTCATAGACCTGCCAGTAAACCAGTGATTTAGTACCACAGCCGAGCCCGACTTCACCGCCTTCGCAGTTGTCTTCGTTGTCGATAGGGTCGAACAGTTGGGCCTCTAGTGGAAGGTTGTGGTCGTGTATTTTCTTTTCAGCATCTGAAGATATGAGGTACCATACAGTACGCTCTCCATCCTTATAAACACCGCGAATAAAGTGTGCGTAAGTCTCCCCACGCATGTAGCTAAAATGCTTATGAGCGCTGGCGGCCTTTACCTGTTTCACTACCCAGTTAGACGCGATTAAATTTGCCTTTAGTTGGTAGTTAGGTTGTTCCCGGACAGTAACACCTTTAAGGACCAGGGTCTCGTCGTTGGTGGCGATATCCTCAGCAGACTGGTACCGGGGGAATCTCTCAGACAGAATCTGTAAATCGATAGGGGTGTATGAAGTATCGTCCAGCTCAGAGATCGTGAACGACGTTTGCTCCACATCAAAGTAGCCTACGCGTTGGGCCAGGGTAGCACGATCAGTCCTATGAGAAATAAGAACTAACTCATACTCATCAAACCCTTGTGGACACGTAATAAACGAAACGTCAATACCGAACCGGTTGTTAGCCTGGTTATTAGTGTGAAATCGGATTATTTGAGGATATACATAGTACTCGGTAAATCTTTGCTTGTGATCAGTCAGCGCCATGGCTATCTGATAGCTTCCGTTCGGGAGATTTCCTACCCCTTCCGCTATCGATAGCTGTGGGAAGGTAATCGATCTGTTCAGATTGTAAGCTTCGCAGTCGAATACGAGATCTTTTTCGCACTCAAAGCAGCTGTTTGCATTCTTGGTAGGGCGGCACTCGTCAATATCAATGAAGCGGATAGGCCCACCTTTCTCGATATAGTATACGCGCCGGTCGTCACATCCGGATTTATTGTGGAACTCACCTTTAATTTCCCCGTTAAAGTTTAAACACGGGTCGTTCTCTCGGGCTATGTACGCACAGGTACTCGTGTCGAGTAACCCGATTTCGCTGGAGGTGGGAGTTTTAAAGAAAAGCGCGTATTGTTCTTTGTCTAATTTAACATATCCCTTTAAAATATACCCGATTGGGAATCGAAAACACTCCTCGTTTGACAGTACGTTTTGCACAAAAGCAGCAGTGGCTCCATTCTCATAACCTGAGATGTCGCCATTAAGCATATACACCAAAGCGTTCTCTGGGAGAAGCGCTTCGTGTAGGTCCATGTTCAGACCTTTGTTTACTGCTAAATCTTGTGTGCCGAATGTCATTTTACGATTTTTTCGTCTTCCCAGAAAACCTCTTCTGTGAAATTATCCCACCACTCTGCCTTGGGAGTTTTGTTGTGGTTACATATAGAACAGTCATACAACTCAGGGGCTGTAGAATTACACTTTGGGCAAAAGCCAAATGAGTAATACCAGGCCCCTATTAGTAAACGAAGATTACACTTTAGCTTCTTCATTTTAAACAGCATTTATGTCATCTTCCCACTCGAAATGTTCCGGTACTTTGAGGCCTTTTACTGTAGACACCAAGATCAGTGTGTCGTTAATAGGTGCCCAGGTTTCTTTTTCGTACCATGAATCATCCCGAGGAGGCCATACAGCAAGAGTGAAATTAGGTGTGCAAGAGTAGATTTTCTCTACAACCCCACCTACCAGGTTAGTAGATAAGAGCGTTCTGTTGTTTGCCCAAGGATTATTAATGCCAACTGCCCCACCAAAAGCACCTGGTGTTACCCAAGTGCCAGAGCTTGAAGTTCCGTTGAGGGTACCTCCTTGTCCAACAGGTAATGCACTTGTTATGTCGGTACCTTCAGTGATCGTTGTGGTTACAGTGTCAGCTGTGAATTCAGGTTTAACAGGATCAGTTGGTACGTCGTATGACTTGGCAGAAGCCCAATTCTCGTCAGGTGTCGGATTGTCTTTGATATTCATGATATTTATAGTTTAGGTTGTTTAGCGACAATAAGATTTTGATCCCTGGATCCAGTGCTCCATTGCTGCGTAGCGCCGGGCCAGTTTATTTATTGTGTTGTAGTATTCGGATACCTCCCTGCGATTGTATACTTCTGCTGCGAGCATGTGTTTTACTGTAAGCTCAGAAGTAGACTGATTGAACCTTTGCATTACGTCCTCTCCGTTATCGTACATGTACGCGTAGGCTTCCCTGCGTAACTCTTCGAAAATCCAGTCCTTAATCTTTTCGTTGTCCGGGATCATAAACCCGAACTCTTGCTCCAACTCGGCGAAGTACTCCACGTAAATCTGACCTTCGGCAAAGTTAGTCAGCATCGTCCACTTACCATTAATTTCTTGAAGTTCGAATTCGTTACTACTGCGAGATGTTCTATTTAAGCATTCGTTCGCGCAGTTAGGTAACGAACGGTTTGAAGGTCTGAGGATCTCGAAATCGTTGAACTCGTACTTATCCAGGTTGACAGTTTGTACAATCTTAAAAAGATTACCGTCACAGTCTTGCCAGACCTCTGTTGGGATGTCACATTGGTTCCAGTCACAAATCAGCTGCTCGGAAGTGCTTTGATGACGAGGGTCTGGTACATATTTAACTGAACGAGAACACGAAAGTGCCAGGGTCAATTTTCGGAAATCTTTCGGTAGAATCGCCTTGGATCCAGACACCACAATCACAGCTTTTTTCTCCGGGTATACCTTGAGCCCCATGGAGCCGACGCACTTCCGCAAGATACGAGGAAATATCGAATCGTCGACTTTATTTGCAGCGAAATAAGAGCCCATACGGTTCTTGACGTCGTTCACAATAACGTCCGAATCTATATAACGTATACTGGATTTCATTATGCTGCAGCGTTTTTATTGGGTACGTGGTCGTATTGTTTCCGAAGGGTAGCGGAAAGGCTCTCCTTCGCTATGGTAAGCGCCCCCTCAATCAAATAGTCAGAGATTTCAACCTCGATATCCATCACTGAGCAAGTGCCGTCTGTAGCGTCTTTGGTGTCTTCAGGAACGGCCATCAGTTTAAGGCAAGGGATACACTCAGACAGATAAATAAAATCACCTTCCAAGAAAGCGAATCGAGTACGAACCCCTTTGATTTTACTTTTTACGATGAAATCAGACGGATTCACAATATTGTAACGAGTACTCATGTCTGGTGATCCAAGAAACGAATAGACCAAACCAGTTTTAGACATTACTATTTTAGGGACCCTGGCCCGACAAGATACACACTCTAATGGAACACATGAACCTTCGTATAGATTGACTTCTTCGGTATCCAGGTTATAATGCTGGAATATGTTTTGATTTTTGAGCTTATTTGCATCGTGCTCTCGCTGAATCAGCACACGAGATGCTGTCCAGAATGAGTTCCAAAGGTGTCTGTTGTACAGGACACTGTCGTCGAAATGTTCGATAAGATCCTCTCGGAGGCGAGAGACTACTTCACGTCTGGTCATCTTCTGTTAAATTTACCCCTTCCGCTACCTTGGAAGTCCCATCTTTCCTGGGCCGACCGCGTTGGGCGTATGTTTTTGCTGCTTTGAAAAATGACTTCATGTGGTACAGTGTCCACATTTTAGTCGTAGTTATTTTATCGAATAACTTGTATTTGAAAGGCTTGCTTGCTTTGAATACGTAAACGTCACTATTTCTGAAGGCTTTTTTCAGGATGTCTTCGGTATTTCCGATCACTTGGGAGTACCAAACCGTTGTAAAAGTCTTTCCATCCGTATGATAATTGTTGAACCGGGCCTTTTTTCTATCCCGAGTGAATGCGCCGTTTACAGCGATTACAGCTGCGGGGCTCTCTTTCGGAGTAGAACGGTTACCTACTACCTTCATGAAGCCTAAATTACCTGGTAAGGTACAACCTTCCGGGTTACTGACTATCTCATTCATCAAATTATCCGCGAATGCTTTAAACAATTTCTTGTCTATGTCGATATAATACTCCAGATAATCCCTTAATGCCGGTGAGGCTTTCCGCATAATAATTTTTATTCTTAGGTTTACGTCAAAAAGTCCGTCTAAAATAACATTTCTAGACGGACTTTCCTAATTTTATAAGAATTATTTTTCTACTACGGACAAGCCATGGTTACAACCCACTCATCCTCGCTGTTTATATGGAACAAATTCGGAGCCGTAAATGACCAGTTAGCGTCGAGCGTCTGGAGATAAGCAAGCGCAGATGCCGCATTTCCAAACGTCTGAGGGGCCATAAGCTGTACTGCAGCATTCTTTGTCACTGTATTGATCGTGACTCCGTTCAAAGCACTTGTCAGGCAAACCAGCCGGTAGTTATACGTAGGTACGTTCGCGTCAGCGTTTGCCAGTACGCGCAGAATATTATTTATTTTTAACAGTACTGAGGCCAGGCTGTCTCCAGGAATAGCTTCGATGGTAGGAAGAAGCGAGCCTATGTGAGTTACACAGGTGTCGCGGATAGTTTCGACGCACCCTTCATCACATAAATCCACATCGCCGCACTGGGCCATAGGGGTAGAGGATCCTACTGTTTGACACGGATCGCAGCTAAACGGAACCGAACATGGAGGACTGGAAGCGCATTTCCAACATGGGTTCGATACCCACTGAGGGGCTGTATTACAGTTACATAGGTGCATATCTTAGGAGCAGCAGGTTGATTGAATTGTGGCAACTTGGGCGTTGAGAGTGGCTACCTGGGACTGTAAGGTCGAGATAGCTGTGCATTGTGTTTTGATGACATTGCCCATTGCCACCATTCTATCTATAAGAGTCTGAAGCACAACCTCCAAAGTGATATTCCCTGGGTCGCAGTCATTGGTAAATGTGAGACAAGCGTCAGCAGCTCCACAGTTCCAGCCATCGGTTGAACATGTGGTGAGCCCTTCGATCTCCTGTTCAGCGATAGGAGGGGTTACTGCATCTCCTTCTACGCATGGGATGGCGTTTATGATATTCTGAAAGACTTCGATAATAGTCTCCCCAGGCTCCACGCAATTGCCATACTCCAAAGCCGTGTAGTCTGGGCCTTCCTCACATACTTTATCTACCAGCGCCTGCAGGGTGTTGGGTAGGTTTTTACAGGTTACCTCAAGGCATTTGAAGTCGATGTTTACATCGACGACCTGGTTGGCGCTAATGGGAGATGTGATCACAGCTGGTGCAGTTATTGGTTAAATTGTCGGCCCATATCTTCATATAGGCAGTTCTTTGTTCGTCTTTGGTCATTGTTGGCTTCAGACTATACCACCCCCGAATAAAACTCGTGTAAAGATATGACTTTTTCCGCATAGGAGTTGCACTTGTTGTGGTATGTATTGAATAAACTTTTGATTATCGACTGCTCCTCAGGGAGCCAGTGTGAATAATCGATGGCTGTAAAGTACTCTAGGGGTTTCAGACAGGCCTCGCTTGACACTCTGTTCCTGAAAGCCCTGTCCTGGCCATTTCTGTTTGAGGATTTTGCACCTCCATTACATGCACACATACTTAATCGATATAACCGCAGTTGCAGTCGGATGACAAAAGGTTCAGGTTTTTAAGAGCTAGGTTAAACAGGATTACGCCTTCTTTCTCCTTACAATCTTCGGCCAGCATTTTAGCCAGCTCGAACTGCATTTTCAGGTCGAAAAGCTTGGTTAGTTTATCTGGATTATCTTTGAATTCACAGACCAACTTGGCCAGCCTGGCTAGTTCAGTGGAAATATTAAAGAAAATATACGTGTTGAACAGCTGATCATTGGGACAAATAGACTGAGTAATTTTATACAGTCCTGACGGGATGATCGGGAGTAGGTTAGGATCATAAACTGTCGATAATTTAAGTAGGTTTGCGCCAATATTCATCACAGTTGAAGGGATATAACTAATATCGACGTACTTGTTGAAGTTAGGTATAGTCACCCGGTACACAGCATTAGTCACCGGTACGTCCGTATTGTACTGCGAAAAATCATGTATCGTCAAATACCTGAGATCCAGAACCTGTGCCTTAATCGAAAGTGCTGTCTTCACTGTTAGTTATTTTCTTGTATGTGGCGTGATATTGTTTGGTACCTGGTAGTGTCTGCTGTATCACCGCTGGCTATCTGTACAGCCAAATCTATAATCTCCTGAGCGTTTACACCGTCAAATTCCAAGTCCTTATTTGTGGACGCTACTCCGTCGATTGTATGCCCTTCGATATCTACAGGTTTTGGATGCCGGTAATACTTCAGATAGATCTTACTCAGTGAGAAGTCTTTAAAATAGACCCTCAATTGATTTTTGAATATGGTAACCAAGGTCTCTTCCCAGGCAGCGGAAGGGGAGGTGAAAGCACCCTGAAGTAGAGTGTTCACATTACCCTCTTCTACGAACTTACCATACACTATACCCTCGCACCCCTCCACTTTAGCGTATAACCGACTACGATGGAAATAGTTTTCAGGTAACGGAATTCTGTAGTGGTTTTCTTTTTTACCGATGGGGCCTGACTCAAAATCTTCCAGGAGCTGTTGAACCTCGTCTACGCGTGTTAATTGCTCCTCCGCTACCTTTATCCGGGCCTCTGCCCAGTGAAGTGCGGCCTTATTAATGAGCGCGACGAACTGGGGCAATCCAACGTATTGATTTTTGTTGGTGCCCAGGGCATTCATTCTGTAAATGAAATCGTCGTATACGCGCCTTATATTCATTAAACTTGCAGATCTTCAGGGGTTGTTTCAGGAGTTGTTTGACTAACAAGTGCTGTCAAAGCATCTATTTTGCGATTCTGATCCGCAATGACCTTGAGCATCATTGTGAAGCCTTCTTGTACTTGATCAGCAGTGAACTCAGGAGCTTTAACTCCTCCTTTGAGAGCACGAGGGCTAAAAGCTGGGGGAGTGTAACAAAGGTCATCCTCAGGGCATGTGGAGGTGAACGTGAGGCCTCCATCACGGATTGTACTGATTACGAAAGCCCGCAGGCTGATACCACCGGCTTTCTTCGAAGACTGTACCCAGGGATGGAGAAATATATCGTTAGACATTATTTTATTATTTGAGTATGATAGTAAAAAGGGGCAGGGAAACCCCCGCCCCCTTCACTGAAACTAAACGCAACCTATTCTTTACAGGAACGAGGCTCCATCTCCAGCCACTTGGACGATCTGATTCACCAGGGTTTTAACCTGACTTAACAGTGTCGTTTTGTTGGCGTCTACGGCGAGCAAAATATGCTCTCGGGTACGGTTACCCTGGTTCACTGTGTTTCTGTTAATGTCGTAGTTGTGGTACACTGAAACAGTGTTGTACAACTTGTTCGGATCGATTGTAAACGAGTTACCACGACGAGCTGCGAGCATCGCACCGTCTTCGGCACGGTTGCTGTTGTACTCGTACAACTGGTACTGACGGTCGTGGATTTCCTGTTTCAGCAACGTACTTCCGAGACCTTGTTGAGTTGTGGGTTCTTGAACGACAGTCCAGGAAACATCCATAACGTTACATGGTGCCAGGTCGTACTGGCTGATCGAAACCTCAAGCGTGACACCTTCAGTTTCCACAGCGTCGTAGATGTCAGTGGCGCACTCTACGGTGTCCGTCTCTACATTCAGGCCAACGAATTTGATACCAAGGCGGCAAGCTTCAGGGTCAGTTACGGTAGGAGGTACTGGCACACCTTCACCGTCGAAGGTCCAGCCTTCGCAAGCTACAGGTAGCCAGAAGCCACCGTTGTAGGTAGGAACATCACCAAATTTGGCAGTGTCCGATCCTTTCCAATCACAGCCATCTTCCAAGCAGTTGGACCACTGCTGGAGCTGGTAAGTTGTGATACAATCACCTTCGTTCACAGCAGCTACGGTACCAGACACGATGTCTGGGAAAGTAGCGTAGTACGCCGTCAAAGCAGCAAGATCAGCCACAGCGTCAGAACAGTCACCATTTTTCAAGGTCAGTTCCAAAGTGCGCTTGATTTTGTACTTGGTGCCACACTGAGCCCATGCAGTAGATACCGGGGTAGTCTGCACACAAGAGGCAGGTACGGTATCAATGTACATGTAAGTGGTGTTCGGTACCAGCGCAGTCGTTACAAACGCCAGGGGCATCAGTACTTCATACGTGGACGAACCGTTCTCATAACGCAGACGGGTAGCAGCGACAGCAGTGTCGAAAGGATCCGTACCGGACTGATCGATGGCTTTCACCTCGGCCAACCAGGCAGCAGCATTCACACCAACACCAGTATTCTCAGTGGTGACGATGTACTTTTTCCTTGCCACGTTCAACGTGTAGCCTGCAGGGCAGGTATCACAATCAGCCGGGAGGGTAGCAGTCGTCACATAAGCAGCAGGAAGGGCAGTGTGGCAATCTACTTTGTAGGTAGAAATTGCACCTTCACGAGCCGAGCGGTAAATGTTCAACGTCTGGTAAGCCTGTTGTACGGCAGACAAAGCTGCCTCGTCGCCGGTGTCACAGAGGCTGATACAGTAATCCTGGAACGCGGTCTCCGTGAACGGAGTCGTTTCTGGGATACAGCTGTAGATCGGATGCACTTCGAAGAAGCGGTTGACGTAAAACGCGTCATTCTTGATCGCGTTCACCAGCTTCATCAGTGCGTTCCGGGTGGACGTCTCAGCAGTGCAGTCAGTGCAGCAATCCATTTTAAATGGGATTACTTCAGTTTTGTCACGACCTCCAAAAACGTCACGAACGGGCTTGCCTTTGGCGTGGATTGTGATCTGGTAGTCGGTACCACATTCGAACTTCAGTCCTTTACAGGCAGAAATTCCGTCCCAGCCCAGGTATGCTTCGAAAACCTTGCGTTCAGCCGTTGCACCGTCAAACAGGTGGGTGCGATCCACGTTATGGATCAACAGCGATTTTACGGGTTCCCTTGCATTCCACTGATCGGGGAAAGCGCCGCCTGTTCCTTGCGAGGGGGACTTCCATACCAGGGAAAAAGGATTCCGTGGTGTTGGAGCCGCTACAGTGCGTTGAGTTTTGTCGTCGAACAGAGCCAGCTGCATTGGTTTCAGCTCGTGGAGCTGAAGTCCTGCAGGGGCAATGGACTGGACGTTCATTAGAGTTGTTAATGATCTTGGTAGAGCCATTTTGTTAAAATTTTTCGTCCTTGGGACGCTACACTCTTGGAGCGTAGTTAACGTTAAGAAATATAGAATAGAGCTCTAATGGCTCGTATTTTCGTTGGTACCTTTCCGCTATCGACTATCGCAATATGCGATTAAAGAGCGATTAAAGTTCTGCCTGTTTGAGCTGCCAGCGGATAGCGTACGGTGCGTCTGAGTCGTTACCGGTACCGAGTTGGTCTGTGTTACTTAACAGAGTTAGGAACGAGTAAACTTCATCAGGTGTCCGACCATAATTCGAGTCTGGGATAGCGGCGTTGTAGAAATGACCTTTGACGTCGTTACGACGTATGATCTGTAGGTTAATTGCCTTCTGGATATCCACACGGAGGAAGATCTCTTCCCGGTTCGTTTGACCGCCGTATGCAGGATCCAAAGTGCGCAGGAAAATATCCAGAGCGTCAGATTTTTTACCTTTGGTCAGTTTACCGTCGATGTACTCACACAGTTTTGCGTAAGCGGCTTCTACGTTATTCACTCCAGACTGGAAGTTGATCAGATACTTGGACAAAGCCAAAAGATACTTGGGGGCGTCGTTCTTGATTTCAAGCAGTTTGATCTGAGCACCAGTGCGACGTGCGTAGATCGAGGCCTTAGCCTCATCTTCAGCGCCTTCGTCAACCAGTACGAAAAAGTAGTTGGCGTTAGGATCAGCTTGTTCTTCGATAGAAGGTGCAAGTTTACCCTGGGCACGAAGTACAGACAGTCGCAACAAGTCCTCGCCGTTAGAAAGGTCAAGAGGTACGATGTCATGATTTACTGATAGGATGAGGTTGGCCCAGTCGTTAGCCCGGGTTGGATCGTCCAACTTCATGCCGTAGTGCTCTTCGACGATTTTAATGTCTTCTTTGCCGGTGAGGCCGTGTTGTACTTTTCCTTTAAAAATACATGGGCTGTACGTAGTTGTCGCGCCTTCGAAGGCCGACAATCCTAGATTCTCAAGTCCCATTGCAGGGCGCTGAGAATTAGCCTGTTTAAGAAATACTGCTGGTTTCATGCTATTGTGTAATTAGGTTGAATTAGTTTGGGGCGCAGCCAGGATATGCACCTGGGTCCCAAGGTTATTTAAGTAATTGTTGGCTTAACACTAAATCAAATTCATAATCTCTAGCCCAACAAACTGTGCTGATACATGAATTATTTATTGGAGGATTAAGTCTTAATCTGACTTGGGTTTTATTACCAAATTCCTGGAGAGGGAGTAAGTAACTTTTGTCATTAGTCTCACACCAAATGGCTATGAAATCTACTTTATCAAAATAAGTTTCATAGTCAATTCTTTTTACTCCAATACGGTGCCGAATGTCTGCTGCCACACAGTTACTTTCGTAGCGCCCGTATTTTATTTGAACAGATTTGAATTGGTTATTCAACTCAATAACCAAGTCGTATTTTTCATTATCTCCAAAAGGCAATAAGACTGGTATATTGTTCCTTACGAATTGAGACATAATTACTGCCTCTGCTTTATTACCTTTAATTTTAGTGTTGTACCCCATAAGTTCTTGTTTAAACAAGTGGAAGGTAGTTATCCTTCAAACTTATGTTACTTAAATTTTAGCCTCGTGAATTAACTACTTTTCCACCGCGCCACGTTAGGAGTGTCCCCCTTTCGAAAGACACTCCTGGTTTTTGGATTATCTACTTACTATTAATATTCAAAGATCGGTTTACCGGTCTTTGGGTTGAAAGGCTTGATCACCAACGATTTAGTTGGGTCAACCAACCAGTAGGCTTTGTGCCTCTGCTCGAACATGACCTCAAAACCGGGGCCGTTGTTAGAACGCTGCCATACACCACCACCGTTACCGAGTCCTGGGTAGTCAAGTTTACCAACGACCACAGATTTCCGTACGTCCCAGTCAGGGCCGTAGATCATCTCTTTCACGTTCGAACCACTCGTCATAGCGGACAGGTCTTCGATAATGTAGATGTACGAACTCAAACGCAGTCCGCTTACACCACGGTTAACCGGTACAATTGGGTTGATGGAGTCGTTGGCGGTTTGTGGGTCCAGGCTTGCTTCGTACTCGAAGCGAAGTGTTGCCAGTCCGCTACGCATACGCCAGCTTACAAAGCTAGGCGTTTCAAAGTGAAGCTGTGCATTGCCATTCTTGCCAATACCTTGTACGATACCGTCTACTGTCCACAACAAACCGCTACTTGCAGGCAGTTTCAACAGGAGATCCTGGATAGCTGCGATACCACCGCGACCGGATTTGATCACGACCGTAGGGCCTGACATCGTTGGGTTGTACTCCATTTTACCCTCCAAACGAGAGGTGATGATGGATTCGAAGTACTCCAGACTGATGTTGTTCAGGTTGTAGTTGTGCGTGTTGCCCAACATAAACTGATGAAACAGGCCCAGCGTGGTTTTTGTGTCAGTACGACCGTCGAAGTTAACAGTACCACCACTGCCATAGAAAGCGTCGGTCTCGATCATCTGGTTTAACAGTTTCACGGCCAACATCTCTACTTTAGGAGCCCAGGCGTTCAACACAGAGTCGTTGCGCATCTGACGTTCTGCAGACTCAGCGCCTCCCATAACTTTACGGTACATCGATGTAACGTCGCCGTTATAGGCCATTTTCTGCTCAGGAGTCTGGTAGGAAAGGTTCCATCCCAAAGTACCCGGCTTGAACTGGAACGTCTCGATACCCTGCAGGAACTGGTTGTAGTTGAACAAGTCGTTTTTACCGACCTGGCCAAACGCAGCTTCACGAGTGATGGTGTAGTGCAATTGCGAGCCGGACGTACCTACGTACGACATGAACTCACGCTTGCCGCCACCGAACTCAGGGATTGAACTGTACGTCTGGTTGTACTCCGTATCGATTGTAGAAATCGGGAAGAAGCGGGTGTTCCGGGTCAAAAGCTGTTTCGGGAAGAAACTTTCGTTACGATTCGACGTTTTGAGTTGGACCGTAAAGATCCAGCCGTCACCATCCTGGATGATTTCGTCGGGGGTAATCAGCAAATGGAATCGACTTTGCGGATCTGGGGCGATGATCCAGCCGTTGTCATATTTTTTGCTGTTGAACTTCAGTTTGAATTTTGCACCTGAACGACCGGCCTGGTCAGTACCAGACATATCCTCCAAAATGTAAAATTCTTTTTCAGTTAACGGGTGGCTGTACTTGAACTCGTGACCGTTCAGGTACACCCTTTCAGCATTCATCGTCAGACTTGTAGAGCGCTCCGGCATAAAGCCTGAATTCACGAAGTACTCGACCATACCCATGTCCGTAATATCGGGCTTATCCCGGAAGAACGAAAATAGATCGGCTGAGTCTAGGTGGCCTTTGACAGTAGGGTAGTCGGTCTGACGCATGAATACGCCCCCGCTGAGACTAATTGGATTCATTTTTAATTATTTAATTTATGTTAACGGGGACGCATCGCTCTTAAAGTCTTGAAAACAGACTCCTTATTGTTGAGCTCTGGGTTTGCCTTAGAATTTACTTGTTTTGGTGTTGCAGCTGATTTAAAAGTGCTGTTTTTTGCAGCCTGGACAAATTTTGCAGCTTCTGCTTTCGCTACCGGAGTAGCGTAATGCTTTTTGATCGCTTCGTCCTTTCCTTCCATAATAAGAATGGCCAGCATCAGGCCTTCCAGGTTTCCTTCCTCAGTGTATCGGTGTTTCCGAGTTAAGTGGTCTAAGTAACCCATTTCAACCTGACGACCCCCCTTCACTTGCACGGGGACATTATTGGTAGCAAGGACTCCCATAATCAAATTCTTCTCTTCGTCTCCCAGTGGAATACCTTTAATTTCACCTTTTTTCAGAATGGCATCAGCGCGAGACAGGAAATGATTTTCAATCGCTGTTTCTCTTTGTCTTACTTCGGCTGCTGCACGTTCCCGTTGTTCTTTTTGTTGTTTGAGTCGAAGTTCAAGTTTAGGCTTCAGCGCCTGGGCTTTGGCTTCCAATTTATCCAGCTCCCGGTAAGAATCGATTTCTGAGTCAATTTCTGTATCGGAGAATTCTCCTGAAGCTAAAAGGTATTGTCGAATGATCACCTCAGCGTCGTAAATGTTTGACGCGTCTAATTTTGAGATACTGTCTGCGTAGATAATGTTTTCTACAAAATTGTACGTGTCCTCATCCGTGGCGTTTGGATTATCCAGGTTAAACTGCATAATCTGGACGGTTGCTGGGGACATTTTAGCGGCCAGGTCATTTACTCCTGCTTTCTGTCCTTTAGCGTATTCTTCTACTGACTTCAGTTCCAGGTTGTGATTTACTACTTCCCAGAATGATTCTATTGTGAGGTTGCCTGGATCTACTGTTGAAGGTATTTCCGAGATGAACCCTTTTTCTTGCATCAAGTTTGCTACTTGAGCGAAATCAAGGACTTCTTCCTCTCCGCTACCGTCATCTGCACCTTCTACGTTGCCTGGTGGGATAGCTTCCCCTGTTGTAGTTTCTACCGGTTCACCACCGTTTTCGGCGTTTTCTTTTTGATACTTAGCAATCAGCGCGTCGACGTCCTCAGTTATTCCGGCTACCGGTTTATAAGTGTTTGGGATGTCGATTACTGCTGTATCACCTGGTGCTGCCACGGCTACCTCAGGTGGTTGATTCCCGATGGTTTCCTGCGCTTTTAAAAGTAATGCCGTCGTGTCTTCTGACAGTGGGGCGAACTCTGGATTCTGCGCCGTGGGTCGTTTAACTATGGCCCCTTCACTTAGTAAGTTCGGGATCGTTTCACTTAACGGTTGATTGAATAGCATAAAATAAACTTTTTTTTCGGTTTGCGTATATTTCTAGAATAAAATTTATTCTAGATGTGTGAAAATATTCTGTATATCAACAAACACTAGTCAATCGCCTTTGTACGGGCGTTTCTAGCCTTGATATCTTTCTCCTGGAGGTCGAGTTCTCGGTCCTTCTGTTGAAGTTGCTTGAGTGTGACCTGTTCTTTGAGTTGGGCGTCTCTTTGTTTGAGAGCTATGGTTTGATCCATGTTTCTCTCTTTAGACGCTTGGACGCTCATTTCTCTAGCGGCGCGGTCGTACAGCTCTTTTTGCTTGGCGTTGGCTGTCTGCAAGTCAAGGATAGATTTCCGGATGTCCTCAGGCGTTCCTTGACCATAACCCAACGCGGCGATCTGTCTTTCCATGATACGTCCTTCACGGTCGAGCGCCTTCTCTTCTTTGTCAGCAGCGATCTGTTTGTCCGTAGCCTCTTGTTGAGCTTGTAGCTGGGCGTCTTGAAGGGCTTTTTGCTGTTCGTACTCTTGTTGTTTCTCTTTCTTCCTTTTGTCCTGGATGTCCTTGAGTTTAATGAATAGCTCAGGAAGAGACTTAAACGACATCAAGGTAGCCAGTTCAAGGCTGTCAGCCCCCAGGGTGTTGTTGGTGGCTACATAATTCTTGATTCCCTCTATGACGTCGAGGTCCGATCCGTTAGACTTCACCGAAATCCCAAGCTTAGCCAGGGGGAAATCAGCGGTAGACGTCTTGAATATTGCCCGACCTTCAGTAGAGGTAGTGAATACCATCTCCACGGTGGGTTTCTTCATAGCTATGTGCTGGGCCGTGGACAACATAGTCGTACGGGTCTTCACCATAATCTCGTTTAAGCGAGTAAGAAGATGTTGTAATTGAGTGATGGTGCGTTGTTGGCCCATGGCCACGCTCTTAGCGGACTGGTGAGGTGACAAATCCCCAAAAATGAATTCAGGGGTCAATCCGATGGATTGGTAACACTCCATCTTAAACAGTGAACCCAGGTTTACCTTCTCAATTATTTCCTGGGTCTTGGTCATGTCAATGACCTGGCCGAAGTTCTGAGATAGTTGCTGGCCAGGGACTCCACTGGTTGCTCCCTCTACGATACCTACGTCCCGGGCTACACTAGCAAATTTACCTGTAGGATCCTCCTCCCACTCACCCCCAAGGGATTCTTTAGGCATAACGGAGCCAGGGACTAAAAAGAATTTACCTATTTCAGTGGAGAGGAGTTGTTTGTTTCTATTGTGGACCCAGTTAAACATAACCTGCCAAGGGGCAGCCGTTTTTACTAGGGATGCTGAGTCGTTGTATTGATTTGTTACCGGACCTCCATGAACCGGGATATAAACGCCGTAACGCTCGTGTGGATCGGAGTGCTGAATTTCAAACCGGTCCAACTCCAGCCAGATCTCGTTGTCGTCAATACTGGCGTTCCTTTTTTCACCAGGTAAAATAGGACGACTACCTTGATTGGCTACTTTTTTACCGCGCCACAGCTCTGGGATGTAAAACCAGTCAATATGTTCTCCGTAGAGAAGAGTTTCGGCGCTAATTGCGTATCCTTCTTCATAAACGCCTGGGATGGTTATTCTGTGTTGCTCGTCGACTAATTCAGGAGGCATAAAGCCGTCCCTAGTTTTAGCCACAAGAATACCTACTTTACGCGGTACGTAAAAGTACTGAGTAGTGACCCTGGCAAGGTCCGGAGAGTAACCTGTAGAACTGATTACCTCTTTAGCCCGGTAGTGTTCCAGCATCTCGTAGGTTTCCCAGTTCTGGCGGGAGTCGGCCAGGCCTTGAGCCTTGTGGAACTGCGGAGTCATGTGGTTCACTTTGAACTCTTGTCCAAAGGTCCGATTAGACCAAGCAGATACTTTTTTGACGTCTTTCTCGGAAAGGCGTGACGCTTCTTTATTCAGGATGTCTGCGAACGTGCAGTGCTCGTCAAAGCCAAACATGGCCGAGTCCGAGTAGTCCCGGGACCCTGGGGATCGTAGGCAGTATGTGTCCCTTTCCGCTAGGATTACGGGCCTGTAGCTTCCGTCTCGGTAATCGATGTGGATCGTTGGATCCTCAGTTACGATAATTTGCTCCAGGAGGCGGGACTCAATAGACTTCATGTTGAAGTATTGATCCTCAAACGTCATGGTGTGATCGGCCCACTGCTCGATCTCCGTCCTAAACTCCGAATTGTAGAACTTTTGTACCTTTTCGGACTGCATCAGAAGTTCATGCTTCTGCTTTACGATATCTGGTGGGTCCTGAGCTGTATCTTGAACGAACAGGGCTTCCACGTTATTAATTAGTGTAGAGCGTAGGTCGTTGTTCATCCGGTCAATAATGTCGTTACGGACTTCCGGATTGACGGCCTGGACGATATACTCGTTATACGACTTGTCGTAGGATCCTACAATACTCCGAACAAAAGAAGGAATGATCGGGTAGAAGTCCAGATTACTCACCTCAAGTCGTTCTTGGCCTCCCATACTTGAGGCGTAGTCCTCATCTACTTCGATGTAGTCCTCTATGTTAATACGGCCATAGGCCAGGTTGTACAATTTTCGAGTTTCTTTATCCTTAGCTGCTATCTGCCCTCGACCTAGAGATTCATAATAATTAAAAATATTCTTTATAGCTTGTTTGTCATTGGCGTATTTCTGCTCCTCTGTTAAAATGAATTTTACAGCTGTAACGCCCCCATTCTTGAGGTTGTTTTCTTTATTAAGGGCTATCGCCGGAGACATTAGAGATGTGAGCATAGTTATCTTTTCAGGGGGTTACCCATTTTTAACTTTGGTTTGTCAGGGCGTTTAGCAAACGGTGAAGGCATTCTATTCCTACCTTGGGATAGACTGTTGCCAGAGTAGGTCTGCTGTTTGACGGCTGGGTGCATTGCTGGGTCGCGTTTAACAACCATAACTCCCCTGTCCGTGTTACTTCTTACGACCATTAGGGCCGCTCCTAATGTAATTATTCTATCGTAGTTTCCACTACCTTTCTTGAAACTTAACAATTCTTTAAGAACCATTATGTCCTTGATCCGTTCTACCCCGTATATTTCAGTAGCTTCTCCAGTCTCTTTGTGGAATACAGTCTTTATGACCTCGGTGCAATAATTTACTATAAGTTCGTTGAAGTGATCTTTGATTTTTGAGTTACCTGAACCGGTCCTGAAACCATATTCTTCATGGATCTGAGAATTAATTACCAGATCTTTCAAAATAGGCATATCAGATCGTTTCATTAGGTGCCGGTGCATCTTTTTAGCCTGCATCCACTCCAGACACGAGGCCTGGTCACTTTCTATCGCCGCACGAGCGTTCCACCTTTTAATGATCTTTCTGGTAATTTCGAACGTCTTGTTCACGTCAGCGTGTCGTCCACAATACCAAGCTACCGGTTTATCTTCACTAAACTCATTGTCTATTTTGTGTGCAGCCTTATATACTGTTACGGAGTGCAGAGATCGACTGGTAGAGGTTTGAACCATACGGATAGGGTCCACAATCACGTAATAAAGTCCGAATGGGGGACTTTCTTCCGGGAATTCATCTACAACCAGGGCTCCACGGATATCGTCATCCTTCTTAACCGGAAAATTAACCACCACAGGTGACTCAGATCCGAACTTGTGACTGATTCCGGTCGCTTTACTCGGGTCGTCGTATAAAGTTACAATTGTAGGCCGGTAATCCTTCATCAGTTTGTCGTGCTGGCGTTGAATTAACTCGACCGGGAAAGGATTTTCTTCTTGCGAGGTAAACGCTTCTTCCAGAGTGGCAGGGTACTGCGCTTTGAAAATGGCGTAGTCCGTAAATCCAAGGAGGAGCTTTTCATCCATTAAGACAGCGTACTGCTTTTTAGCTTCCTCGATTAAAGAATTTCCATAAGCGTCCAGACAGTTACCGTACGAGTAGAAGTACGGTACAAACATCCCTACCTTCTCGTCCGGATTATTCCCGTACAGATTCGGAAATTCAAGGCACCTGTACGCTTTCGGATTATAAATTATATCCTTAAGCGATTCAGCCTGTTTCATCTCACCAGCTGCTCCCAGAATAGTAGCGTAACCGGTGATAATGTTACCATACTTCAGGGCTGGTTCAAGCAGCTGGAGCACTTTTTTAATATTCTCCGACAGACCAGCCTCGTCATAGAGTACTTCGTCTGTTTTACCAGATACCACCGCCGAGGCTTTCGCTGCCGTGGTTACACCTTTTAGAGTGGAGAGGTTACCCTTGTAGATGGCCCGTCCGCTAACGGTGTCCGTCTTGAATCCTTGCTTCCAGTTAAAGATTTTGTCGGCTGGGTGAAATAAACGTGGCCATCCGGTGTGTTCGTTCAAATGGTTACGGTAAGGAGTCAGGATTTCCATCCAGGCACTTTCCACATATTTCTCCTCATAGGCTGCGATTTTTCCAGAGAAGGCTTTCTCAAACCACAAACGCTTGATCATCCTTGCGACGAACTTCAAGCTGAAGCCGGTTTGACGGGCTTTTACAATCGCCAGCATTTTGTCTGATAGAATGGCGAGTTCTACACATTGATAAGTCCACACGTCCAAATCCTGAAATCTTGGGAAGGCCAGGTCGTTCTTGACCTTATCCGGGATCTTCAAGAAATTGAGATAAAAGTAGTGGTCCCCCGTTATGTAGAACTCGTCATCTACCAGTACACCGGTGTAGCACAGTTCTTTCTGGGCCTCCCAATAACTGTTGTAGTCAAAGGTACCTTCGACGTACTCCGTGTAAACCTCATCCTTTTCAAAGGCCGTAGCCTGAGCGTAGAAAATGCTTACACGTTCGTCAAACTTGCACTCACCAGGGAGCTTGATCCGGGCTTCGAGCCAATCACGTCTTTCGATCTTGTTTTTGAACTCTTTTATGCCCCAGCTCTTACTCTTAGTGTCATAAGTAGAAACCTTAAGGGCCAAAGGTTCCGGTGAGAACGACTTGGCCATTTTGGTTTACTTCTTAGATTTTACTTTTTTAGCAGGTGCAGCTGCATCGTGATCCAGAGCTCCGTACTCGTCGTCAGGTAATCCAGAGTAATCGACTTCTTCGGCGATCTGCGTTTCGGCTTCCACCTGTGCTTCAGTCTCTGCCGCATTAGCCGCAGCTTCTACGTTAGGGGCTGCAAGCTCCGTGGCATGATCCTGGATGGTCTTGATTGTCTGTAGGGACTGTTTTGCCAAAAGCTCCTGTTGAGATAGCTTTTGAAACTCCTCTTCCAGTTGCTTGAGCGCCTGGCTGAGACTTGCGGCCTCTTTCTGGACTTGCTCCTTGCGAGCAACTGTTTGGTTTAGTGCGTCCTCATACTGTGAGAAAAGCAGTTGCGTGAAACTGTCAATAGTTGGCTTTTCAGCCGGTTCGGTTGGTTTGATTTCCTTTACCATTTGTGGATAATAATTAATGTTATTATGTTACAATTATTGTTGATCGTAGGCTACTCGCCCGGCACCCCTGGCTTTTACTTCAGCCCTGGCTGTAGTTCGGCGGTTACGGGCAGATCCTAGACTTTGAGATACTGCGTCAACCATTTTAAGGGTTTCTGCGAGCGATTTTGCCTCTTTTGGCTCTTTGACGTTCCCTGACTTCTCTTGTAGATAAATGGCCAGGTTGTCAGTGGCTTTCTTAGCCCCCATGTATAACCGGTCCTCAGGTAACTCTATAAATACCTCTTTTAGCTTTCTAACGGCGTCTTTTATTACCTGACCTTCTGGATCGTAGTTCCCTGGGAAGTCTTTCTTAAGCTGACCGACTATCTTGTCATCTGGGTAGTTCTCATAAGGAGAATCTGGATCAGTTAAGTAATAAACGAACGACAGGGCGTTAATCTTGTCATTTGGATACTGATCAGTGATCGCTTTTAGCTCCGGTATAAGCAGACAATTGACGTTTACGACTACTTTTCCTCCTACAATGTCAAAAACTTTCATACTGTCTTCCCTGTGAATGTGAGGGTGAGGTGGTGCGAGAAATTAGCATCTCCGGGGTCTCCAATGTGAAGGGTAACAGTCTTAGAGTAAGTCAAGGCAGTCTTTTTAGCATCCATATAGCCCGAGATTTCGAAGTCTGCCCCTGCCGCTACCTCTTGCTCTTTCGACAGTTTAGTACAGCTACAACCTGCGGTTGGGTTTACCTTTACAGCGTCCCGGCCTAGGTTACGGCCTTTAAAAACAAATGGAATGTCCTGACCTACAGGCGCATCAGGGAGGGATATAACCGATTCAATGTAGATCCCGTGGGCGTTTACGATTGGCATATTAGCGTTTTGCGTTGAGTTTTTGTTTTCGAAATCCATTCCACTCGTCCTCGGACATCCATTTACCATAACATCCTTGCTCGCAGGCGTCATCTTCCCAGAATTTTTCTGGTGTGTCACATCCACAGTGGATACAGGCACCGTTAAGGCATCCAGGGCTCAGTTTGGCAACTTGATCGACTCTATAGTCAAATTGCTCTTGCTCCCAGTAGATCGAGTTTTGTGTCTCATGAGGTTGGCTTTCTACCCGGTTGATCCTGCGATAGGAGTTTACCCAGTTCTTTACCTTCGACCAGGTCAGTTTCTGGTCAGTGCTGTACAGCCAGCGTATAATTCGAATTAGGTTGGGTAGTTTCATGCGACGTTGAAGAAATGGATGAATCGTGTAGGATCTTCAGTTAAGGCAAGCCCTGGGTGTAATTTGTTTTCTTTCGTCAATATCCCCAGTTTTCTGAGCTCACACAGGTAATTATCCACACTTTTCGTCGAGCGGGAGTGGCCATCAGCCATGTATTTATTTACACAATCTTCTCCGTGTAGTTTAATATAGGCCAGCAAAGTGAGTTGCCCGTCGTTCAGTGTAAGAGGTACTATATACTTCAGCTGGAATTTTAAAAATTCCAATAGAGATATCGGTATGGGGAATCCCCTCTCGATTAGTACCTGTTTGAATGGTGTATCACCCGCTTGTTCGACGAGTTTTTCTAGTGTGGTCATTGCGTAAAGTTGTTCAGTCCCTTAAAATAACATAAATTATGGTAAATCCAAATTTTCGGAGCACTATTTTCTGTCATGATTGAATTTATTTTTCAAACAGTATACAAACGCAAAAAAGCCAGGCATCTTTCGACACCTGGCTTTATCCTAATGAATAAACTAAATTTTCAATTCTGGTGGTAGCTCCAAGAACGGAGCCCATTTGTATACTTTTATTTCAATGCAATCATATCCTAGCCAATCTACTCCTTTGCCGTAGCTATGCCCGTCTTCCCAGATCATGTTCACAAACCCTGTTCCTACCTCCCAGGGATCACTATCATCGTATCGGTAGATGACTTGTACTGTCTCTCCTGTATCTGGTAATCGAGTAACTGGATCGATCCACCTCGGTAAAACTCGTTCGATAAGATCCATAATCCGGACCTCATTGGCACCGGATTCGAAAATGTGGTCTATACTTAGTTTAATAGTTACTAAATCCATGAGTGCGGTATTGTGATTAAGAACCAGTCGTGCCAATTAGAATCTTTTGCATTAGTGGCGAATATTTCCATGAACCCTGGATACTTGATGGGGTAAGCAGGGTTATCCATCCTTAGCTCAAATGGAGATTCTTCTTCATGGTACTGTAAGTTACGATACAGAAAATCAACCGGAAGAAGATCGTTTACTAGCTCCTTTTCAACCGTTGGGTAAGGGTAACTAGCTGCCATATAAACAGCCTCGTCGTCAGCCCCGAGTTTTATAAATTCCATCTTGAACTTTTCAGGCTTTGGTATAAGAGGTAGTTTGGGAGCGTGGCGATACTCGCAGAGAGGGTCATATCTATACCTTCCGTCTGAACCTCTTAACTGGACCCAGTAGCGACCTTCGTCTGGACGCCAGTCGATTGACTCGTCCAGATCTTCCAGGAGCGCAGTGAATTGTTTCTGCCATTCATAGGGCATGGACTCCAGCACAATACGCGGGACTGTAAGGTAGCTTGCGTAGGAGAGTTCGAACCAGCCATGGATTGGACTCTCTAGGTTATTACCGTCTTTGTCTTTTATCATTGCGTTTTGTTTAGCCAGCGTGGTTGTCTGTTCTCCCGGAAGGCTGAGACAGCTTCTTCCAGGGTTTCTGATCGGAGATGAGTGAGGGTAGCGGAAGGGGGTAAATTATTAGGGCTGTAGTAGAACAGCCCGTCTCGATAGATCTTATCGTCTTTTCCGACGAAACCTATTCCCCTTCCGCTATCGATGTGGATCGCTCCCAATCCAGGAACTCCGCGTACTTTATAAAGGCCTGGTTCAAAATTATCCATAAAGTTCCTTTATAAATTCTTCGTCAGAGTCTACAGGTGAACGTAGACCTTCCATCAGCACCTTATTAAGTACCATTCGGACTTCGGTGGTAAATTGAATAGGAAACTCGTCCCGTACAATCTCGACCAGATTGTAGAAGAAATACTCCCTACCTAGGCCATTAGCCTCCATCTCAAGTAACACCTTCTTCACTTGAAAAAGATGCTCTCGCTGGGCAAACCGGACGTCCTTACTCAGGGTCGGGAAAAGGGAGGGATCCGTCAAATCCGACACGATCACCTTTCTTTCCTCGTACCTTATATTTTTCGCCACGTGCTTCTCTTTTTTCCCGCTCCCTTTTGGCGTTTCGTTTGATGTACCCTCCGTGTTTCTCAAGATATTCTTTTTCTATTGACGTTCGTGTGATTTCTCCCTTCCAGAACTCCTGTTTGATGTCCAGAAAGGCTTTGAATGTGGCTAAATCCTCTTCCAGAGAGGCTATGGTTAGTTTACACCGGTCTGCAGCTGTTTGATTGCCTTTGGATTCGTAATTCTTAACGTACATCCTCTGCAGCTTCAATTTGTACTCTCGATTATATACCGCCTTTTTTAACCTGGGGTAGTTTGATTGAATCGACCCAATTCCCAAAAGGTCCATCTCCATAACTCGTGGCTTGGAAGCTATCTCTTGGGTTTTCTTTGCGTAGAACCGAATACTTTCCAACACAGCTTCTTCAGGCATCCCCAGCTCCTGCGCCGTTTTTCGCGCCACGTCTTCCCATCTACTTATCATTCTTCAGTTGTTTTGTCAAGTGCTTGATTCGAAATTGCAGATCAGTACTAATCTGTTTGATTACTGCCGTCTGGGTTATATTTGACATACCTAGCAACCGTTTTTGGTAAAAATCCAGCAAGAACTGAGGCGTCCGATCAAACTCTGCCTGCTCTTCTGGCGCAATCGGTGTAGGTGTTATTTTTTCGCCCATGGTTGAAAGTCCTTTTCTTTGAGTAATTTTTCTACTTTTTGTGAGTAAATAGCTATCATCTCCTTCATTTCCACAGTAGAGTACTTTGTAATCTGGTATGATTTGGCCAGTATTAAGTCAGCAGTACCCGTTCCATACTTATTGTCAATTCCTTTTGCGAATTCAAACTGCCTGCCGGAGTGAAACCTGTTGCACGATGTTTTTTGTGCAGCGCAGTTCAATTCATCCCACCTGGTAGCTAGTCGATCCCGGGAGATAAAGTGACCGTTGTCCAGCTCGCCCCACTCTACTCTTTCCCCGCAATCTATGCAAAAGCCAACACCATGTCGATCTGTATCTCTCAGTCGAATGAACCTGGAGAAGACACTATCTAAAACCTCTTTTAACTTGGTAAACGAGTCAGCCTTCTTCTGGCGGTTTTTAGCCTTTTTCTCTTTTACCTTTAGAGCCGCAGCTTTCGCTTTTTGCTCCTCAACATAATGATAGGCACACAGCCCTCGACCTCCAAACTTAGCGTCTTTTTCACAATCAGGCCTTTTACACTTTTTAGGTGGAGGCGGTATTTTCTTAGGTGCTGGTTTTTTATTCATCCGTTATTTGTAACATAAGCATTGAATTGCATTCCGTCAACTACCAGTACTGACTTACCTGGAAATAGCATTCCTTCCCTGTCCGTTAGGGTTCCACGTGAGTATGTCATACTGTACAGTACAGCATAATTAGGATTCTTTGTAAGCGAAACCACATCATCATAAAATATGACGTTGTGGGGCCAGTGTATGTCTTTACCATTTACTTTAATTTTGTGAGGTGTTTCCATACTATTAATTTTATTACTGCTCCTGTTACGGGACTCGAACCCGCGACCTCCGCTATTCCGAGCGACGTTCTACCGAACTGAACTAAACAGGAAACCATGATCAATTACATCGGTTATCAGTGCTTACTGTGGCGGGGTACCTGCGCCGATCTACACTGGCTTAACTTCATGCTTCCCCTCTGTAATCTTGTGCCTGGGGTAGGACCTGCACCTACGAAGTCTTTCGACAGCGGATTTACAGCCCGCTCCAATTGCTACTATGGGACCAAGGCATTTATTATTTGACTGGTGGGCAGAGTCGAACTGCAACCTTACTCTTTCGAGTCTGCACAGCCATTTGTGCTTACACCAGGTCCTATCGGTTTTCGTTTTACTCGATTAAAGTACAAAGATAATGGATTAAAATGATTAGAGGGAAGATTATATGAAAAGTTTAACAATTATTTTTCCCACCACTTGATCGGGGAATTGTCTGGTTCGTCGTTGATCATCTGAAGTAGGACGGTGTAAGTCGTCAGATCCATTAACGAATCCTGGAATGACTCGAAGTTGGGTGCCTTTCCGTTAAGGAGGTTCCCTAGACGAGCGACTTTCACTGCAACAAGCGAAAGACATTGTTGTTCGGCGGTGATACCAGCCAGGTGCCCGGCTTCTTTGAAATTCGCCAGGCGATCTATTTTGCCCGCGTAGTCGTCACCCTTCTTGGACATGGTATCCTGCATTTGATCGACTAATTCATCAACAAAGTCATCTCCTTTAATGCGGAGCATTCGTTTAAGCTCGATGCGGACGTTGTCCAGGTATTCCATTTGTGCGTTGTATGTCATTCTTGATTTGCTTTAAGATCGTTATGGATTTTAACTGCGTTAGGTATGTAATCGTTACGCCCAGTGTCTAGGACAAAAACAGGTACACCACGAGACCAGGCTATAGCTGTAACTACATCCATGTTTATGTCTGAGTACTTTCCCGTGTAAATAACTTCTGGATATTGATCAAAAGTAGTCACCAGGCCTTCAGGGTAATAGCCCTCAAATTCCTGTGGGTCTATTTCTTCCATGATCTGCTCTACCACTGCGATATCCTCGGGCTTCTGGACGTAAATCCGACCGTAACCTTTATGTGTGAGTGTGTTCATTGTTCGTCTTTTTGAAAGTCATTAAATTCGAGTTCTACTCCCCACATAAGGAAATAAAGATTTTGGAGATCGTGGACGTAGTATAAATATTTGACACAGTCTTGACCTCCTTCAGTGTACTCCCATAGGTAATATTCGTCTTCCGGGGTGGGTTTACGAATAATGAAAAGATTGAGTGGGTTTTCTCCATAACCAAGGTACCCTTCTTTTACGTACTTAGGACTGAAGTCCATTTGTTCCAGGACCCTTTCCGTTATCTGAATGCCGCTGCACTGACTGCTGGGCATTCCGGGTAGCTGGGCACCATGATTGAAGTAAAATACACCCTCCATTACACCCTTCATTACACCAATTAGCCGGGCATTGATCTGCCTAGTCTGTAGTCTTATGAAATTACCAATTCTTACATCGTTAGGATTCATCTTCTTCGTCGTCTTTTAGAGGTTTGATATTAAGGCTTTTTGATTTTACCAGCTGGGCACCGTACTCGGTCTGATCGGCGTCCTTCGGTAATTTGGAGAGGAAGTCTTTGATTTTTTTGGCGTCAGGCTTGGCCGTCATACATTCGTCCGGTACGAGTGTTTCATCCAGAATGACCGTTTTTGTAGAGGAGGTGTATGTGTAGGCGTATCCTTCGGCTTTACCCTTTTCGATACCCTGACTTTTCAGCTTTGCATCGATCAATTCCTGTTGGTCCTGTAAGGCCAGGGTCAGAGGTGCTAATTTAAGCTGCAGCGGAGCCATTTCATTTTTGACCTGGTCAATTTTGTCGGAGATTGACCGGTACATCACAAACAGCTCTGTCAGTGTAGCAGGTCGCTGTGGTTCCCCAGATACTGGCTCACAGAAGTCTTTGGCCCACTCTGGCACTGATGATTCTGGGATGTTTAGCTTAAGATCTGAGCCCTGTACTGCTGGTAATTTGTAGAACCCATTGTCAGTCTCTCGTACTTCAGCAGAGTCGATAAAAGCATCTCCTGGGGTTAATGGGTACTGTTTTTGGAAATCTTCGATTGACATGCGTTCGGATTCTCCAAGTACCTTTACTGTGTTGTCGATTTTTTCTTGCATTAGTCTGGTTTTTTTACTTTGTCTGTGTTTTTTGCTTGCCAGTCGTAGAACTCACTCGTGATGGCCCTTATTTCTTCTCTAAATTCGGGGCTACATCCTGCATCAGCGGTTAGTAAATTATAATAAGTGAGTACGCTTGTGGACAGGCCGTCTTTGGCCCGGAAGGTAAAAGTAGGCTCATCTTGTTTGGCTGCAGCCCGGATGATTGATTCTCCTGTTTTATTTTTCATTAGTTTCTGTTTTGATAAGCTCTACAGGATACTCCCAACCGTACTCGGGTTCCCCAACTTCGTCTAGGGTCTCTACCTCGACGGCGGGACCCGTTACCTTCAAGGTGTATACGGGCTCTGGTTGCAGTTTTAACCTTAGTTTGAGTACCTGTCCGTTAAGGCCTGGTAGTAATGGTTTCAGTATATTTTCCACCAGTTAAGTTTGTTAATTCGTGAGACACTTCTACTTGCTACCATGGGATATCGTCAAATTTGTCTTTCCCATATATCTGCAGCATTCTGTAGAAGTTAGATACAGCTGGATAATCTAGCATCAATTGATCAATGGTTGTCTGACCAACAGCGTTTACAGCCCCCTCAAAGTGCGCAAAGACAGCATACATTTGTTCTATGTACTCTTTTGCCTCACCGATTGTCATTGTAATTTTAATAGTATCTATTTCAGTTTTCATGTTAAAATGCAGTTTGTGAGTGGTTTACGTCCGGTTTTTGACGTTGGATCTACTGTGGTTACTTCCCAGAGGCCTTTTACGTCATGCCCGACGTGTAGATCTTCGATTTTGCCGAAGTAGGAGAGGTTATCGCAGAGATCAACGAAATAACACGTTTTTTTATTTGGGTGTATTCGTAGTCCGCGTCCGGCCACTTGATAATACAGAGCCAGCGATTTCGTAGCCCGGGCCATTACTACCGTGTCTAATTCAGGTACATCGACGCCTACTGTCAAGATGCCTACGTTAACTAACATTTTTATTTTTCCACTTCGCCAGTCCGCTATCATTCGGTCTCTTTCTTTCGCTGGTGTCTCTGCTGTCACTACCTGTACTTCTTCTCCAAAGTAACTAGCTACCTCATGCGCCTGGGCTGTAAACCTTACGAAGGTTACAATCCGTTTCCTTACCTCCAGCAGACGTGTCAAAGTCTTAATTAGGAATGGCGTAAAGCTAACAGCGTCCATGTAGGCCTTCATAGCGGTCTCATCAAACTCTGCCCCGGTGGAATTTGATCTTATCCTTCGACGGTCAAACTCTAGGTAGGGCCGCATGTCAAAGTACTCCACTGGACATAAGAACCCTTGACTGAAAAGGGTCTCCGTCTGTATAACATAATTGACGTCTGAGAAGATCCTTGGACGGGTTCTTGTTAAAAACTTGAGTGTTGATCCAAAAGAAGACGTTGATAATCTGTACGGGGTTGCTGTCAGTCCCAGAACCTTTGTTTCCCCAATAGCTTTAATAAAGTCAGCATACATACCAGATTTACTAGAGACTAAGTGACAATTATGTACAATGAGGCCTGATACTATCGGGTCTACATCCCTATGCCCCCCTTGAGAAGTTATTACATAGGTCTCATTGTCCTCTACCTGAATATTGTAAACGACTTCTGGTTGTGTACTGGTCACTGCTACAACCACACACGCTCCCCTTGTATTAAATTGGTCGTCCCATTTGTAGGACCCAACAATAGACTTGAAATCACTGTGGATTTTATAACTTATTGCTGGATGCACGTAGGGTGCTACCAACTCACTTATCTTATAGGTATTTTCCTTATTAAATAAGAGACAGTAGTAATCTTTTTTACTACTGCTGCTTTGTCTTTTCCTGAAACTCGTATCAATACCCCAACTCAGGAGTTTTCTCTGTAATTGCAAAGTTAACTCAGATGATGTAGCAGCCGCGTAAAGAGCCCCTGCATTTTCTAATTTAGCCATTGAACCATCATCCATCCATATCACAGCTAATGATTTCGGTGTAAGATTATCTATTGCATAAGACACTTCCCGCATCTCGTCTGGGAAAAACATTTTTTTAGAGTTAAACCTATACGCTGGCTTTCCGGAGTATCCGTTTTTTTCTACTTTAGTCACTGTACATCCTAACAAATTGGCCTTCCACTCAATATAGTCTTTTTGGGGCTCACCATGTATAAAAGATACTCTATTAACGTTCTTTATTTTTTTATCCCTAATGCAGCCATCCCCAACAACACTACCTAGTAACATCTCATACTGATCACCGTTAGGTATAGACAGGTACCTACCAACAGGCCTATCTGTGAGTATGCAATCTCCCGCCTGTAGGTGCCCGGCTTGTTTCCAACCGTCCAAAGTCAAGAATGGGTGGTTTTTGGTTACTTTAACTTTGGCATTAGTTCCCATCTTAATTTCTACACAGTCTCTGGTACCATTACATCTTCCTGCGACAATGTTTTTCATCTCCATCTTCCTCGTTTTCTCATTGTAACTATACACTCTAGGAACAACTACGCCTTTGTCCAAATTAGCAACTATGTCGCCAATCTTCATTCTACCTGCCTCAGTAGATATCAATTGATTATAAGGAAAACACTCATCCAATAGCAAATATTTAAAATGCTTAAAAAGTTCAGGCTTTTTTACTATAGATCCGATAGTTGCAAATGTAACATCACTGACTATCTTCTCGTTCAACGAGGCTGAATATATCGAAGCCTCTAGTCCATAGGACCTATATCTTTCTGCATTTTGTACCAATATCTCTTTATTGGGTTGAAGTACGAGTGCTGGTTCCCCTAATCGTCTTATTGTCTCTGCTGTAATCAAGGCTTTTCCTCCTGCTGTCGGAACAATATCGATAGCATTACCTGGCTTCCCACTGCTTAAAAAGTCTACATTCGCCTGGATACATTCTTCTTGATATGGTCTGGGTGTTAGAATCATTTTTTACTGTCGTAGTTTAGGTTGATTACTTTAAATGAGAATCCATCTCCTACTATCACTACCCCTTCGAACGCCTTTCCGTTAAGATCCTTCGCGTTCTGGTACCCCTCTATGAGTTCCCGGGTAAGGCGTACCCGCTCTTCCAGAATTGGTACGCACTTGATGTCCCATAGTTTCGCCACCCTTTCGAAGTACATAGTATCTGAAGGCCCATAATTTACCCGAGTCTCAGGATCATATACTCCGTACAGGTTGAATTCACCTTGTACAAGTTCTCCCCGTAGAACCAAGTCTGTCCCTGCAAACCGCTGTAGACTTTCCAGTTTACTGAACAAATTCTGTTTTTCTGCAGCCCGATTGTACTCGTTGTCAGCCTCAGGCAAGTAAATGAGCCTGCGTCCAGCTGTACGGCGTACCCTGTCTGTTGCTGGGTTATATTTATCATAACCCTGGCGAGATATCACAGACATCGATTTACCGTCCATCTTAAGAGTCGCGTCTACAAGTTGACCGTAGTACTCCTCGATTGGGATGGTTTGCCACATGTCCTCGCCGGTTTTACGCATCCAGTAAGGAAATCCGGATTCAGCACCAGGTTCTTCTGGTTCAGGAGATTCATACTTGATAATTCCGAGTTCTTTACTGACTTCGGTCCCTTCCGCTATCGCTTCGATGGCGACGTTCGTGTCTACCAGAATTCCTATACTCTCGACGATACCGAAGCTCCACCGGTTGCGGAATTTACGAGCGCGTACCCTGTTTCCGTCTTTGATGTATGGTAGTGCCCACTCTGCATTTGGTAGACAGGTGTCAGGCTGAATAAAGACACAAAGATCCCCCACTGACCAAAATCCTTTACGGACAATACACGTGAAATTTAATACGCGGCAGAATTCCAGGCTATCGGCCTCTGGGTGAGGAAAAACGTCGGTTATTTTTTCGATTGATGCTAATTTCATGCTCTGTGGATATTGATTAAGAATTTTGTACCGGAAGTGTTAGGCGTCGCGTGACAGGACCACCCAAAGTATAGTAAAATATTATATATACTTACTGATGGATACTCGTCGTGAATAACCTGCAAACCCCCTGCCTCCAGCGTATTTTTTATGGATACTAGTAGTTTCCACTCATTTACTGATAGTGACTCAATGTCTGACGGTCTATCATCCCCATGGGCTTGTTTGAATTCGTTTGGTGTTAGTAATTTCATCGTACTGAAGTTAAGGTATCGTATTGAGTGAGGTTCATTTCTCTGATTAGTTCGCGTTCGTATTCTGATACGTCTGATTCGCCAAGGATATTAATTACGCAGTCGCCTGGGTCTTCCGGGTAATGTCCAAAACTAGAACGGTTAGCCGCTAAAGCAAGCATGTCCGACACACTGAGCGTGTTGCCTTCTTGCTTGAATCGTTGGGCCCATGGAAGAGCCTGTTGGACGAAGAGCTCTTTGTAGAGCTCGGCTGGTAGTTTTTCCGGACACTTGTGTGTCGTGATCTTATAGAACACCACGGATCCAATTCCTGTGAAGCCACCGAAGATGATAGCGGACAGGACATATACGGTTAAAAGGATTGTCTTTTTCATTGTTCACAGTTGTTTAGAATTTCAACCAGCTCCGGAAATCCATTTTCCTGAACTACCAGCCACATAAATCCCTCTGGAGCAATGGGACTCGCAAACAGTTTACGCTCCTCTAAGTCTATGGGCCAAGTAACCCTGCTCAAATCCCACTCCAGTGTAAAAACGGACTCAGGTCTTGATTTTTTTAAGCAAGCACGAACTTGACTTGCACTGACTATTGTAATACTGCATGTTTTCTCCATATCGCTAATTTTATACAAAGGTAACGCAATTGATTTGACATTTGCAAGTTTTTCCTTCGATTTCTTTATTTTTTCTTTCAAGTGTTGCTTTTTAGAAAAATATACGTATCTTTGCGTTATGAAGAGAATAATCTCAATATTGATCCTCAGTCTGTTCGTCCTTGAGTTCTACTTTATTAGTAAAGTGACTCAGGGAGAGCCGAAGGCTGTAGAAGCCGCAGATAAGATTGCAACGTTCACCGGTCAGCAACTAGGTATTGCTGACACAACTATAGTAGAATGACCTTCCTGCAGTTTAGAATCGGATTATCCGTCCTTGAAGTGGTGGCACTGATTCTGATTATTTCTTTACTGGCCTTTCCGCTACCGTCGATATCTGACCGTAAGCGCTCTATTCTTACTGGAATTATCGGTGTACTGTGTTCACTGTGTTGTCTTTTGGAGTTTATTTATTTTGCATACCTAATAACCAGAGTATGATTGATTCACAAGTAGAAAATTATTTTATGGAAAACTCAGAACAATTTCCTGACACTATTTACCTAGCTATAGTTGATGAGGCTCGGGTTGAGAAGGTCCAGTGCCGCATTGAAGGTGTTTTATTCAAAAGCCCAGGCGTAGAGGGGTACCAATCACTTGTATGGCCGTATCACTCCTTCCCTACCTCAGAAGACGCGCACAAATATCTTCACGGAGAAATGATCCTTAAAGTTGACAATCTATATCACCAACACAAGACTTTATCTCAAAAACTTGCAGATTATGAACAGACTTTGGGCGAAATGGCTCTGGCTGCCGACCAGGAAGCTCGGGAGAGCAATAGCTGATTTTAGGAATCGAATTCCGATCCTTGTGTTCATTCCGCTGTTGATGATTTTGTGGGATGACCTGCTGGGTAATATTACCTGGGAGCCTTATCCAGAACTGAACATTTGCACCTTTATGATGGTGTTTTTTCTTAACATGTTAGCAGTAGATGTCGTTACGCGAGCTGCTGACGACATATTCTCATAACAAATATTATGGATCCAATTATCTTAATACCATTTGCCACGGTCGGGCAGCTTCGCCATGCTATGGAAGGAATTCCCAACGATACTCCGCTTCTGGCTCAAGTAGAAGCTCCAGGTGGCCTTGTATGGGCTATGAATGCTGACTTCTGTCCGGTAATCCCCGGAGGACTTGGTGCAGCTATTCTGCTTACACCACTTGTACCGAAAGCACCTACACCTGACATTATTATCGATCCTGCTGCTACCTTGGAAGAGGTACGTGGTACAAACTAAAACTACATGCAACCTAAACGATTTTTCTCAGGACTAAAAGCCCTGGTGGATAAGTACCCAAGACTAGGGTTTAATTTCATGATTGTAATATCCATGGGTACGCCTATGGCTCTTTACGATTTTTTGGATACTTTCTTTCCCTATCTGGTCTCTGACCTTTCCGCTACGCAACTGCTCGTCCGGTACTCCTGCCTGGTTCTCATTTTTATGAACCTGTTCTGCTACTACCCCGATGAGCCTGACACTAACTCTAACATCCTTGATAACTGATGCACCAATACACACTATTTGCTCAGGTACAACGAACTCCAGGATCTCTTTTTGTGCCTATCAGTATTGCAATTCAACTGGATCATCTTCTAAAGGATGGGGTAGAATCCAGCAAGATACTGAATGAGGTTACAGCTTACGAGAACTACCATGGAATTATTCTAACCGGTATTTACTACTACGGCAAAACCTACAAAAAGAAAGCGTAAAAATTAACCCCCGGCACCTGTGAAGATGTCGGGGATTAATTTAATAAAGACCGTTTATTTTCACACTTTTTCTGGTCTTGAGATAAATGAAACGTCGGCGATTGGTACTTGTAATTTTACGTAAGGGTCCCGGCAATAGATCTCTGTCTCGGCTTCCCCTGTGAAGCTTGTTGTGTATCTATAGAATATAAAATTGTTTAGATCGTTTGTGACTAATTTAACGATATCACCTGGGCGTAAGTTACGGTCTGGATCCGGCTGTAAATAACAAGTCAGGAATTCTTTGTACTTGCCCTGGTCATAGGACTCCTCAACCGTAGCGCAGGATCTACCAGCAATGTCTGTCCACAAATACGAAATAACACCTTTAAAGGCCGGTTGCTCAGGGTGAATGGCTAATACTGCTTGACCCTGCTCTATGGCAGGCTCCTTTTTGAATTCTACTCCCAGAGCTTCGAATTCTTTCACTACCTGCTCTGGGGTTGCGGTATCGTAGTATTCTTGTAATTTTTCTTCTACTGACATTTTAGTTCTGTTTTTTAATGGTTCGTTTTATCCACTGAAGCCAGGCCAGGGCCAGACCATCTTCGAAGCATTTATCTGTTGAAAGGGCGACGTGGGCCACACCTGGAATATAGCCGTTTTGATCATGAAAAGTATACCAGATATGGTCATTTACGTTTGCCATTCTCATTACTAGTCCTGGTATATCCGTCACCACTTTTTTCTGAAACTCGTCGAACCCTATATTGAATATATCGAAGTGTTCCTGGACTCGGTCTTCTATTTTACTGTCTTTGATCATGATTTAATTATCTGAAAGTTTCCAGGATCCCATTGAACTGTAGAATTCTTCCGTTCCCTATGGATTTATAGGATTTAGCTAGAATCAAGAGTGACATATTTGAAAACCAAAGTTTCTCTCCAACTCCGAGTGATTGGTGCTTGGACCAGAACGTCAGTTCCTCTTCTATGTGCTCGTAGATTTCTTCGGGTATGTCGGCTCCCTTCGAATTCAGCCAGTCCATGCGTAATTCTATTTAATGACTATCCGCATATTGTACCCCAACTCTCCCTTCCCGTGACTTTCTGCATAAGTCATTGATTTTTAATAAGTTATGTTTTTTGTACTGGGGTTTACTTTCCTATAAATATCCTTCCCATTTAAATTTTCACTTCATTTCCCAGATTTTCGCTGCTTGTGGTTCTTGAAAATTATGACAGGCATATTTATCGGTTTCCTTTTGCACGATTATGGGTATAACATAGCATTTGACAATATAGAATGTTCAATTAACCGCTAACCCCGCTTTTTTCAAACGCCTGTTGGGTGTTGGTTTTCTTTCTGCTGGCTTGTGATATACTTTTTACTCGTTTGTTTTTTATCAATATTCTAAAATATGGGCATTTACCATCTATTGATAAGTCTTTGTCATCGTTTCCTTTTCTGAATTTAATTAGTTCAAATTTGTCAGGATTAAATTTATGTAGAATTGTAATAGGTACTCCTATATGTCCATCATAATCAAACGGAATGTCTTCTGTTTTGTCAACGTTTATGCCATCATAATTGTCGTATTTTGGAAATTCATCTTCGTGTCCAAAGTATTTTCTTGTTAGCTCAATATCTTCGTGTCTCTTGAAGTTATCCAAGTTTGTCAGCCATAAGCAATTGTTTGGTGATACAATTCTATTTCCTAAGCTATCTATTCGGGCTTCTGTGCCATAAAGTTCATAGTGTTCAGGCACAATAAAGCCCGAAACCCCCCTTCCAAGATTTATCCCCAACCAAGCTCTATTATCTTTGATAAGTTTAAAAATTTCTTTGTATGTAATTGCGTTAATGTTGCCTATTATCAAAAATTTCTTGTCAT